CTTTGAAGGAAGTGAGAGAGTGGGTGAGAGCGTGGGATGCAAGAGGAGCAGGACTTCTTGAACTTGGGTATGCTTTAGGTGAAGTTCCTGTTAGTACTGAAGGGAAAGCTGAAGGTCATTATAACTTTAGACAGTTCTTTAAAAACTTAGATATTAGACATTCTTTTGAACCTGTAGCTAGTGACTTTACTATTATCTCTAACTATCAGAAACATGCTGCTGAAGCAGTAATTCCTAAGATTTACAGAACTCAACTGAAATTAGGAAATACATCTTTAGCAGATATTACACCAGCTTACTTTGAAAGAGTTAACAATTATTATAGAAGTGAGTTTAATGATGTAGAAGTAATAGTTAGAACAGATAGTGGTAAGTTTAGCATATCAAAAATTAAACCTCAAAATGCTACTCCCGTTAATGTTCTTGTAAGAGAAGGATACAGGATAGACAAACAAGGTAATAGAATGTACAGGTGGCCTGAGGATGCCACTCTTTACATTGGTGACAATTATGGTGAAGAATGTATAGTTCTTAACACACATTCAGATACAATTGCTGTAAAGGAAATCAACTAGATTTTATCAAGTTTAGATAACATAGTTTCAGTACAACCTTTAGGTACACACTTCCATTCTTTAAAAGAATTAAGAACTCTTGTAAAGAATAGTGTTTATCATAATCAAATAAAGACATATGATACTGAGGCAATTGATGTTACCTATGCAAGTTCACAGCAGATGATTGGTGATGTTAAGAAAGCACTTGCTAATATCTATAATGATAGTGAGCAACAATACTCTAGAGACTTGTCTCAAGTGTTATACAATTCTTTCTTAAAATCCTTAAATATCATCTCAACCAGAATACCTACTCAGGACTTACAATCATTCATGGCAATGAAAGTTGCTGGATTTACTGAGAGTGAAGTAAATGATGTGTTTGTTACTAGGTGGCAATTATGGTTGCAAGGGTCAGATATGGACATTGATAAAAGTTACATGTTAGGTGTTTCACTTAACAAGCAAGGTATTTATCAGCATTGGTCTCCATTAGCAGATTACACTAGTCAAGCAGCTATGGAGATTTCTGATAGATTACCATTGCCAACTAACATTGAATTGGTTTGGGGAGATGACAGTGATGAAGGTACTAATAAAGTACAAGTAACTACTGACAATCCTGATGCACAACTTGTACAACTAATTCAACAATACATATCAACAGATGACAATGTAATTGGTTTACAGTTACTGTTAGACATACTAAACTATGTAAATACTAATAAATCTTTTAACATTACAAAAGACTTACTTGATAATAGACTTGTTAGAAACTTGATAATTAAACTTAACAAGCATAACAGACATATCATCACAGCTGAAGAATCTAAGAACTTAGTAGCAAGAAACATTAACTCTGTTTCTACTAATGCTAAAAACTTCTCTCTTTCTTACTCCTCTATTGATGGAGCAATGAAATTGTTTAAAGATGCTCTTGACAAGGTATTTATAGAACAACAACAAATGAATTTGTTTGATGGAATTTCTATTCATGCTTTACAAGAGATTAACTCAGTTGGTAAACAAACAGTAGGTGTAATGGCAAATGGTATTAAAGTATTCTTTGCTTTAACACAATACTATAACCAATTCTATAGAAATAATCCAAGTGCACAAGATATTCTTGACAGCTATAAGTGGTTTAACAATAAACTTACATTACTTGTAAATGATGAGGAAGGTAAAGAAAAAAGAATTACTCTTCCAACAAGTTTTGTAGCAGATGTTAGAATCATTGAAGAAAGAATTAAAGAACTTTCCAAAGCATGGGCAGACTTATTAGGTAATCCTGAAAGACAGTTGTATTATAACAATAATACTGCTTCCTTATAGCAAAGTTCCTTGATTTCACTTGCAACAGATAATGCTAAAGAATTAGCACTTGCAAAAATGAATGCAGGTATTAAGCTTGCTTCAATACATGTATATTTGACTTTACTTGGAGTTGACCCAGAGACAATTGTTCAATTTACAACTTCTAAACCATTTAACAAATTTAATGAGATGATTCAATCTAATAGATTTGTTGATGGTGAAGAAAAAAGAATTGATGAACAATTATTTGAAGAATTCTTATCCTGGGGTAACAACAATGGATACTATGATGACTGTGTACAAATAATGAGACTTTATAAGTTTGCTGATGAAATTACTGAATTAGCAAGAATACTTGGAGTTAACTAGGGTGTTAAAGTTGATTTATTTAAAGCTAATGGTCTTTTAACAGGTTTCCAAAGTGTATTATCTAACAGAATAAAAGATTTACATGAAACTCTCTTGGCAATTAGAGCAAGTCAAATGCCAGGACTATCCAAGAGTGGATGGTTCAATTTGAAAAAGAACTTGTAGGTTGTAACAGATGATGAATTACCATTGTTAAATGTTAATACAGCAGTACAAGCTCTTACATTGATACATGATAACAGAAGAGGTAAAGTAGTAGAATATTACTCAGATAAGATTAGTAAGGCAAATGATATTATTAAAAAATATCAGATTGATATTACTAAACCTATCAGTATGACAAGATATTTTGCTGACCCTGAATACAGAAAAGCAGTAACTGACATTTATGATGCGGTTAAATCTACTTACAATGTATATGACATTATCAATGAGTCTAGTAACTTCTATGCTATGCTTGAAGCATATTCTCAATCTATGGAAGAGATGAAAGCTCTTTCTGCAAAAGCTAGATTTATTTTAGATTCTGGTATCAATGGTTTCTTTGATGGTAGTTTAATTAACTTTAAGAGTAATGGAGTTAAGAGGATTACATACAACAGTAGAACTGCACAAAGAGCAATTAAATTCTTTGATGACTATGTTGTTGCTGATTTTCTTAAAGACCAAAACTTACAGATTACTTTACCATTTAGAAATAAAACTTTAAAGAAATTATACAAGATAGACTTCAAGAGCAACGCTTCTATAGAAGACTTTATTGAATTGATGAACTATATTGTAGTTCCAGCTCTTAAACAACTTAGTAGAAAAGCAATTAAAGAGAATCCTACTACACAAGATGAAATTGATTTGAACTATGCTATTCAAGCTGTTACAAACAATGAATTTTTAGATGGAATAAGACTCTTTGAAGATGCTAATACTGGTGTAACTAAATATGTAGCTAACTTCAATATAGACCAAATCAACTCAGATTATGATACTTTGAAGTATCAGAACTTTGTTGGTGGATTTAATAGATTGATGAATATTAAGTTAGGAACAATTCTCCAAAGGACATCTACTGTAATGAACAAAGGTTTGGATATGACTTTTGGAGATTTAATGTTTATTTACAATCAAATCCTTAATCAAGATTCTATAGGGCAAAGGTCTCTTACAAAGATATTTGATAAGTACATTACTGATGCAACTCCTGAATCTTTATCACAGAGGTTAATCAATCATTATCTCTTGTATGATAGAGGAGAAAGAACAATAGAGCCTACTCTTGAAAATAAAGAGAAGTTCATTTATTTCTTACTTAGAGGAAGAATAAGACCAAAATCCTTAATTAGATTTGAATCTGGTCATTCAATTATGGATGGTTTTAAAGGGTTACTTGGACTTAGAACTTTTGAAGAAGCTGAAGTAGATAACAAAGCTCTACAAAATGCTGCTAAAGTAACTAGTGCTTTAGAGAATGGAAGTTTGTCAGTTAATTATGAGTGTTAATATGGCATGTGAATTTAAAGTAACATTAAATACAGGAAAGGGAGTGGAGGAGATTACTCTTCCCTCCCCAACTGCTATATCTGAAAATCCTAGAGAAGTAGCAGGGCAATTTTTAGAGGCTCTGAGAGCATATCCAGCTAAAGCTAATAAACTTGTCCAGTTGATAGATGAAAGTGTCTTAAATCAAAGAAAAACACCTTTAAAAGAGGTTGATTTATATTCTGCACTTAATATCATTGCAGATAACATGAGAACTCTAGGAGTAGATGTGCAGTTAGTAGAAGACTATCAGATGAAATCTTTAGGATTTCCAGAAAGCACAGAAGCTGGTGTAGCAGAAGGTAAAATCTATATTAACACAAATGCTGCTACAACAACAGCTCCATTACATGAATTTACACATCTTGTATTTGGTGTAATGAAAGCTGACAGTTATTCTGACTTTATGAGAGCTATGGAAATTGTTTCTAAAGTTCCACAGTTCCAAGAAATGTTAAGAAGTCTTCCTACTGAATATCTACACTTTATGGATTTAGATAGGAAAGAAGAAGCTTTTACTAGACTTATTGAAGCAATTATTGATAATAAGGTTAGTTATGAAGTAATTCCAGAATATGATGAATTGAATGCTATCATGGTAAAACATCTTGAGAAAACATTTGGACTTGAAGGAATTGTTGATTTTATTTCATACTTACAAGGTCCTTTATCTCAGATTGGTAATGATAGTAGTCTTTTGAAACCTAAAAAGATTGCAAAAACAGGTTATTCTGATTATCAGTATAAAGTAGTTCAATCTGCAAAAGTTATGAACTATATTGAATCTTTAATTAAAGAAGGTATAATTACAGAAGGAGAATGTCTATGAGTAAATGCTATACATTTAATAAAGTAACTCTTACTCAAGAGGAACTTGTACAAAACATACTTAGTAAGCTAGAACAGGAAGGAATGGAAGACATTAAGTCTACAATCTTGAGTGTGCAATCAGACCTTACTACAAGACTTAGAAGATTAGGTTCTTTGTCAGAAAGAAAGAACTCATAGACTGTTGTAAAGAAAGACAGGTTTATTGGTGTATCTGAATACCTTGAACAAGAACATGACCTTGGACAGGTTGATGCAGCAGGCAGAGTAATTATGAAGCCTCTTGTTCCTATTTACAATAAAGAGAACAGAATAGAGAATACTCTTAAAAACTTGTTACAACCTGAAGATACTCAGAAAGCCAATGGAGACATGCAAGCAGCTTTAGATAATCTTCTTTTACAAATTGAAGAAGAGTCTGCTGTTAGTGAATTTGGTAGTTTATTTCATAATCTTGTAAGTATTGCATTTAAGAATACAACTGCTAATCAGAAAGGCTATGATTCATTAGCATTTGCAACAGCTCTTGCTGAAGCTAAAAGAACTATTGAAACTAGTACAGAACATGAGGTTGATGGCCAGACAGTAGCAAGTTTAGATACTATACTTACTTCAAGAGAAAGAGGTTCTAAACCAAACATTGAAGAGATAATTAGAATTATCAAAAAGAATGTAATAGCTGTCGTTGATTCTATTCTTAACAATCCTGATTACTCTGGAGCAACTATCTTGAGTGAACATCATATTTCTACTAACAATGTAAAAGTTAATGAAGATTTCTCTGGTATTAAAGGTATTTGTGACTTAATCATTGTTAAACCTAATGGTGATATTGACATTATTGACTTCAAAGTATCTACTAGAAGTTATGATGACTGGTATTCTGCAAAGAAAATACATACTCAATATCAGTTAGGTATGTATAGAGAAATACTCGCTGCTAATGGTTTTGATGGGTATAGAATTGGTTTATATACTTTACCAATTAGTATGCCTATGGGAGCTATTAGAAGTATGAGAGTAGAAAATAGAAGAAACTTAGGTATTTCCAGTGGTTCTACTCCATCAAAGCTTGATTACTCTTATGGTGACTACTCTCAAAACATTAGACAACTTATATATTCTCCTGTAGCAGTACAAACTATAAATACATCAGAGTTAAATAATGAAGTCGATGAAGCTCTTAGAAAGTTAATCATTCCTTTTGAAAGAAAGGAAAGAAATTACACTTTTGAAGAACTTGATAGAAGAATTACTGTACAAGTGTGGAATGGTAGAACACAATATGTTCTTGTAAATCCTTTAACAGGTAAAGTTGAAAAGAGAACTAATAGAGAAGATTTTACAAAACATAATGGTATTATTGAACAAATCATCAACAATACTAGAACTCACTTCAATAAACAAGTTCATGATATTGTAAGACAGATTACTGATTATCAGAGTACTTCTGCTCACCCATCTACATTTGACTTCTTAGGAACAAAGAGTAATCCTAATACCAATACATACAATGTATTACAACAAACTTTTGGAAAGTATGTAAATAAGAAGTACAAATTACTTGATATTCCAACTCTTCTTGATTTAGGTATTATTGCTTATGAAGATACAAGAAGTGGTGTAATTGATTTTATTTGCCTTACTGACCAGAAACTTGGTGTAGAACAAGATAACAATGGTTCTCAAACAATACTTGGAAAATTCTATAGTAATGACCAAGTAAGAAGATTAGTTGGTGTTGAAGCAATGCCTTCTACAACTGAGAACATGGAATACATCAAACTGTTAGTTACATTAAATGTTATTGCTGATAAGAATCCTAATATCTTTAAAAATAAAAAGATTGGTCTTATTAAAGTAATCAACAATTATGAAGGACAATCTGATGTTCCTGTATTAGCACAACTAAAGAGTAACTTTGATTACTTGATTAAAGCTGCTAACAATAAAGGTGAGAACATTACTAATCACTTTGCACAAGATATTGTTGTAGCTGATGATTGGCAGTTATTGTTATCTGAACTTGATACTATTCTTGCTAATGTAAAAGAAGATGAAGAAGTTCATAAGATTATGACTTCTATACCAACTTCTAACTTAGAGAAGAATCAAAAGATAGCAAAGATTGAAGACCTCATGAAGAAACTTAGAAAAGCTTATCCTCAAGAGTTAAAACATGAGAATATAACAACTGCTAGAACATTTACCACACCTGTATCTCAAGTTTATTTCTTACTTGCTAATGCATTGTTACATTACAGAAATGCTGATGTACAATTTAATGGTAAAGTAAGTACTTGGGGAATCAATGTAACTGATATATTCAGATTGATTGGTGGTGCAATAGTTGCTAATCAAAATTCATTTGCTGGTCCATTACAGGGACTTATTTCAACTACTCCTTCTGCTTCTCCATCACAAAACATGGAGAACATTGCTCTTTTCTATAGAGCTGCTTATGATAAGTTAAGAGAAGAATTCTTTAAACAAGCAAATAGTGTTAACAGAATTTGTCTTGATTATCTGAGAGATAGATGGAATAAATCTCAAATGGATAGACTTGCTTGGAATGATACATATCCAATTTGGCAATCTTTAATGGTAAAAGATGGAGAGGGAGATTTAGCAGACAGCTTGCTTTTAAAGAACCCTTACTCTGAAACCAATATGGACCCAAGGGATAAGTAGTTCCTTAAAGAGATTCTTTGGGAAATTAACAAATGGAGAATTAAAGGTCTTGACCTCAAATATCAAACAATGGCTTACAAAGGTAATGAAACTGAGATTGATAATCTTGAACAAGTTAGAGATGCTCAATCAAAGGACACTTATTTTGAATTACCTTTAAGAAGAGGTTCTGATTTTAACAGAATGAGAAACATTGGTCATATTGGCTGGATGAATTTCTTTAACAAAGCTTGGTAGAATCTTAGAGATGACTTTGATTTAAGAGGTGTACATGCAGATGTATCTGCTGAAATAGATAGACAACTTGGAGAAGACTCTATTCAAATGTATAATGCTTATGACATTACAGGTAGAGCAAGACAAAGTTGGATTGAGAAAGAAGGTAAACATGACTTTGAAATCAATCTTAATTTTCTTGCTGCTGATATGGCATATCAAGCAATTAGAAAAAGATACTTTGATGAAGTCTTGTTACATGTAGAAGCAGTAGCAACAGTAATGCATTATTACAGAGCTTCTGGTGGTGCAACATTCTCTGAAGAACTTGATGCTATTGACAAGCAGATAAACATCTCAATTAAAGACCAGACTATCTTACCAAAAGAAGTTCAAGGTGCAGCAAAGGTAATGAGTGTTGCTAAGAAACTTAACAGTTACTTGGTATTGTCACTTAGACCACTTTCATTCTTAAAGGAAATCACATTTGGTACATTTAGTAACTGTGCTAGACTTTGGGCAATGAAAGGTACTTCTCAGGAATTTGATGCTGCTGATTTAGCAAAAGCTGCTGGATTTGTATATGGTCAATCTGGTAAGAAGTACTTAAATGCTGCTGGAGGAAATGGTGATATTGCAGACTTTTCTCTTTGTGAGCAAATCAACATTATGTATGGTATTGCTAACCAAGATATTTCTTCTATAGTACAAAAGCAAACACTTAATAAAACAGGACTTACTAATCAATTTAGTAACTACATGTTTATTAACTCTATTGCTCCTGACTACTATAATAGAATGATTTTGTTTATAGCAAAGATGATACATGATGGAGTACTTGATGCTCACTCATTTGATGAAAATGGAGTTCTCAAGTATGATTTTACAAAAGATAAAAGATTTGCTACACTAAATAGAATTGGTCTTAATTCTACAAGTACTGATGCTAAATATCTTGAAGAGAAAGCTCTTTATAGAGCAATGGCTGATGAGTTTACACAGAATGGTTATCAAATGACTTCTTCTGATGGTAAGTTATTACCTCTGCCAAGAGCTTATACTAATAGACAAGCAGCATCTCTCAAGGAATTTTCTGATTCTGTTTATGGTTATTATGACCATGAAACAAAATCTCTGATTGACCACATGGCTATTGGTCTTATCTGGAAACAGTTTATGGCCTTCTGGACTGCAAAGTTTAGTTTGTGGTTTAAAGGTAAACCAAGAGTAGCTGGTCAATCAACCTCACAAGGTCAGTTTGTTCCATTAGTAATTGATGGAAAGACTCAATACAGAAAGATTACAGAACTTGCTAACGGTGAACTGCAAGTTACTTTAGTAGAAGATAATGAAGGTGGTACTCTTGAGCCACAATATGTATGGCAAGGAGACTATATAGAAGGTATTTTTGCTTCTATCATGTCAACTATAAGAGACCTCTATCACTTGAACTTTTCTGAGATAATGAATAATAAACAAAGACTTGCTAACCTTAAATTAGGTTTACATGATATTCTTATTGGTTTGTTATTATATTATATTCTTAGACTTATCTTCTCTGGAGGAACTAATAAGATGTCAGACATGAACCCATTTGAAAGAACTCTTGTCAGAGCACTTGATGATGTTGGTCCTCATGGTTTGACAGGATTGAGCTGGGAGCCTGGGTTCTATACAACTCTTGTTAATCTACAAAATGATTTATTTGCAGCATTTGATGATGACAAAGAAATTGATTTACAAGATTGGATGGATAAAAGAATAGGTGCTGCAAAAGACTGGAGCTGGGGAGATTAACCCCAACCTCCATTCCTAATCTAGGAAAAAAATAACCCCCTGACATAGGAAACCAAATAAGGTCTCTTATGCAGGGGGTCTTTTTATTCTTGTAGGTATCTGGCAACTACCAAATTATCCTTAGTTATAGTAATAAGTTGATAGCCATTCATTTCAGCTACCTGACACATTACCCAGTGCCAGTTGATATACTGGCCTAACTGTAGTAATACTTGTAATTCTTGAGCATTTGGAATTCTCTTTCCTTTCTTGTTAAAAAACTCAACAATAAGTTCAGCTGCTACATCAGCAGTAATAGGATTCATCCAAATAATTTTTTCAAGTCTCTCTTTTGTCATTTAGATGCCAAACTATTGGATTTGTTGGTATACCGTTGTTTAACTCTTGAAAAGCTAACACTACTTGTCTACCTACTAATTCACTAGGATGTTGAGCATAATATTTTGTATCAAAATTACTAGGACCTACAATCATTGCATGAAAATAGTTATTATGAGTATTATCTATCTGCACATAATCACCTCCAGAATAATACTTAATAACATATGTTCTTGTTCTAAAAGCCTCAGTTTCAACATAAAGAAAAGCAGATTTTCTACCTCCTCCATATTCTCTGTTTGCTTTTAACCATAATCCAGGATAACCTTTTCTAATAGCTTTTCTTGTTTCAGCAGATACAACATAATAACCGTCAAGAGTTTTCCATTCTATTGAATGAATCAATGGGTTGGTAATCTCTTTCATCAGCTCTTCTATATGTTCTATTCTTTCTTCTAAAGAATTATCAGAAATGTAATCACAAATATATAAATGTAAATCCTTACATTGTTCAGACCATTCTTGTGCTTTAATAAGCTTTATGAGATGGTCTCTACTACTCTTAGGGTCATGACTATATATCATACAATCTAATGCTAAATCAGGTTCTTTTACAAACATTGATTTAACATCATCTGTCAACAAATGTTGAATAGACTTTTTAAGATATACATGATAATCTGTCTTGACTGCTATTTGTCCATCCTTCATGAAAATAAGACACCTAATGCCAGGAATTTTATAAGTCCAGTACCATTCTCTATCCATAGTACTAGTAGCTACTTCTTCCCAGCTAACAGGTCTTACAAGTCTAGGAATTTTGAGTGTTGGTTCCTCATAGTTATTGAGTAAATCATTTAACTCATCTTCCTGTAACTCTTCAATTGTCTTATCTGTAAGGTCTTCCAGCCTTACATAGCCAAGGTGCACATATTGTCTTATACAAACTTCATATAAGTGAAATGCTTCCCTGACTATGTAATTACTGTTTCTACCTTTATTGATAAACAAAGGGTTATATTCCCTTTCTTTACCATGTACTTGCCATGTAGTTCTATATACACTGTATGTACTTTCATTTCTATCCAGCTGAACCATAGCAAGTTGTAATTTTCCTTTATTATTTATTCTTGCAAGATAAGTAGTTCTAATTACCATATTCCAAATAAAAATGTTAGTACTACTGATAATCTACCAAATTACTCTTCAAAAACTTATAAATCACTCAGCAATATTAAACATCTTCAGTTAGAATATAAGTTCCTGTCATATCTTGTACTATTTCTTTGATTTCTTCCTTGTCACTAATTCTATATCCTTTAGCAATAAATGGACCACCTTCTGGGTCAATGAATTCCAAAATAAAAGGATTTCCTTCACTAGGACCAAATCTATAGTACTGACCTGATGTATAGAACTTATACTTATTTTTACTTACAGGAATAAGATGAGTATCCACATCTCTATATCTAGAGGGTAATTGGATTACTTCATCTTTTCTGATAGGTTTCTTTTTCATTTAGTTCCTGTACTACCAAACCCATGTCTATCTGGATTTTGCAGGTCATCAACAGGAACAAACTCAATTTTGCTATCAAACAGCCACTTCAGTTTTTGCCACCAAGTAGCTTTCTGACTTAATTGAACTTTGAATTGACAGATTCTGTCACCTTTATGGATAACAGTCTTATCAAAAGCAATGGCATTGAATCCCCAAATGTCATTGTTACCACAATAAGTGTTGTCTATCACACCAAAGCTATTAGCAAGTAGAACTTTAAACTTACTAAAGGTGCTACTTCTTGGGACAACAACTGCTTCAAATCCAGGTGGCAACTGCATTGCCACACCAAGGGAAATTAGTTTCTTACCAAATACTACCTTGTTATCTTTAACAGAAGGTGCATCAATCTTTACTTCCTCTGCACTACAGAGGTCTACCCAATCACCTTTGTCAATAACTCTAGGTAATAATTTAGGATTTTGTGTCTTTACTAATATCTTCATTGTTATGTACAAACTTTTTTGTTATGTCTTTTTGTATAAATACTACTCTTCCAAAAGGTGTATCCTGATGTAATTCTTCAATTTGATACATTCTTTGATTAGTAAGTGGATACTTATCTAAACCCCCCAAATCTTCTCTATAAGGACCTAACTTCAAATAGTTAAGATTGTAGATATGAACATGACGATTTAAAATATTTGCTCCACTATACCAAGCTGTTTTCAAATCAAATTCTTCCTTTACATACTCAAGTAAATGATTTATTCTTTTTGGAGATTTATCACCTCCCATAAAACATACACAAGTAATTCCAGGATTATTTTTTACCAATTCACTAAGTTTTGCTTCTGTTAGCAATGCACCAACATCTTCTTGTAAATATGGTGAATGACATCCAGGACATTTAAAAGGGCAATTGGAAATATTTATACAAAGAGAAATCTCATCAGGAACTTCTGAAAAACTTACAACAGTTTCTGTATATTTAACTTGATTCATCAATAGTAACTCCTATAATTTTTATAACAACCTAGATAACCTCCATCAGCAAACCAGTATTTACTGATTCTTGCTTCATTTGTTACCATATACCTGATGTTATCTAAATCATAGCCATAATCCATAAGTAATGAATCAAAGTCACCATCATGAACATCCTCTTTTGAAAAATGTATCAAATCTACACTTTCTGTTCTAAAATCGAGGACTACTACTGTTCCATCAAATTTTCTTTTAGACATATAATACTACTTTTATTCCTTCAATAGAATTGTAGCAATGCGACAGTATATCTCTTATAACCTCACCATTACCATCAGGACCAGTATAATCAAAGTTATGATGGAATATCCTTGCCATTGATTTTATATCTTCAGGTAAGGCATGAGGAAATATATGAGTTACTATCTGTACTCTTCTATGTTCTGGAAGTCTATTCCACACTTTTAGAGCTAGCATAGATTAAAGCTTGATTTGTATTATCTTCAATTTGTTTCTCTATTGCTTCCTTAACTTGTTGGAAGCTCACAGGTGTAAACTGATGCCAATCAGTTCCAACATCATATTGATAAGGAGGAACTGTTTTCATTATATCAAAATCTATACCTGTATTTTCATAAGTGGAGAGATGCACATGCCCATGTAAATTCCATACTTTTCTTTCTTTACCAGACCATGTAAGAAATGGAAAATGAGATAACCAAATCTTTTGACCATCAATACTTACAAACAGTTGACTTCTTACTTCATAAAAAAAGTCTTTATGTTTAAAGCACTTATTTTTCCAATCATGATTGCCTGGTACTAATATATGAATTCCATTAAGAGCTTCTGTAAACTTCTTCCACTCAGCACTACCTCCAAAGCAAAAATCTCCCAAATCAAAAACAAGGTCATCTTTGCCAACAACCCTATTCCAATTGTCAATTATTGCTTGGTTCATTTCTTCAACATCTTTAAATGGTCTACCACACCAACCTATAATAGGTTCATGATTGAGATGTAAATCAGATGTAAAGAAAATATTCCTAGTAGTAGTTTTAAGATTTGAGAAATTTATGCCTTGTGTCATAGTTATGATTGTAAAGCAGATTCATCAGCATAGAATCTAGTCTTTTGCTCAATCTGCCTACCTTCAGACCAATTTCTCACTTTAGTTAAATAGCCAATAACTCTATCCCATAAAGCAGTATTAGTACTACCACATCTAGGACATTCTGTAAATGGTTGTTTAGCTATAAATCCACAATCTTCACATTCACAATTAGGAATGTTAAATGTAAAATAGCTACATCCAACTTTACCTGCAAAATCCAGCAACTTTCTATATTGCTCTACAGAAAGATGTTTATCCAGATTTATATGAGCTGCTTGACCACCATCAAGACTTCCTGCTGAGAATTCTGTACCGTGCATAATCATCTTATCAAGTACAGAAATGTTGGTATCATTTGGTTTAAAGATATAACTTGCATATAAGTTAGTATCTTCAGGTACCCAATAACCTTCAGCTTTGTCCCAATTATAGTTCTTAATAGCAAGACCTTCAGCAGGTACACATTCAGTATTAAGAGTTACTTTATGGCCAAAATATTTGCCATTGTGAGCTGTATTAAAGTTCTTGAATATAGAGAAAATGAGATTACAAAATTCTTTGTACTCATTATTCTTATTACACTCAATTCCTATAAATTCAGCTGCTTGATTTAAACCATTTATACCTAAAGTAAGGTATTGGTTGTTTAAGTTAATAAAACCAGAAGAATATACTGGAAGTAACTTAGCAGTATACATATCCCACAATAACTCATTATAAGCAATGTGATATTTAAATACTCTTTCTAAGATACTATTTATATATTCAGTTAACTGGGATTGAATTCCTGGTTTATCAGCAAAATACATAGCTTTTACAGTATCTCTATCAGTAGTAAACTGTCTAAAGAAATCCTGTATAATTCTAGATAAATTACTGGTAATCACAGACTTAGAACCTGTTTGTACACCCATATTACCATTAGTGAAGTTAAACTCCTTAGTTGTAATCATGTTCTTCAACCTGCAACAACTTGATAAAGAATCAACTGTATCACTAATATATGTAAAGAAACTATGTCCTCTAGCATACTCCTGAGCAACAAACTCTGCTGAACTCTTGTCTAAAAATTCTCCATTTTGATAAACTAAAGCAAATGATTCTACAGGGAAAGTAAGAATACATCTTAATCTTTCCTGATTAAACCATTGCATAAATTCTCTTTGAATCCAATTAAGAGAATCCCAATCTGGTTTAGTACCATCAGGGAACATAAATTCTCCAAACATTCCTTCAAAGAAATATTTATCAAAATAAGAAAAGTTAACAAAAGCTGATTGACTTCCTCTTGCAGCAGCTGGTTGATTTATGCTATAAATAACTTGCTGCCAATACTGATGTATTTGTTTCTTGATAGTCTTTTCTTTATTACTATTCTTAGTAATTACTTTATCTGGATTTCTCCAAAAGTCTTCACCCCACTCCTTCTTAGCAAAGTAAGTGAAATAAAGCAAGAACTCAGAAGTAGCAACTGCACCAGCAAACATAGCACTAGTTGCAAAGATAAGATTAACATACATTCCGCAGAAGGAATCAATATTCTTTGGAGCAGCACTAAGTCCTCCAATCCCTTTTATACCATTTGTTAAGAATGGATACATGGTAATACTGCAACAATATGGAGCTATTGCACCAGCAAAAGAATTCTCATCATGCTTGTAAATGATATGAGATTGTAAATCTCTTTGATACTGCTTAGCATCAAAGTCTGGATAAAGTTCTATAAGTTTTTGCATTACCATTGCTCTTGAAATCTGCAAGTTATCTTCCTTGTGAATTTCAGAGTTTAATACTCCAATGTTCTTATTAGCAACATTTGAATTGTCATCAATAGTAGCATTGGCAGTATTATTTGACTTTTTATATCTTTGTATAAAAGCCATTTTGTGTTGTGTATACTCTCTAATAGAATCATGTTTAGACCTATATAATATATAAGCTTTAGCAACTTCACTATTTTGTGTCATTAACCAATTCTCAACATGATTTTGAATAGAATCCACAGATATTTGTTCACAATCTTTACAAAGCTCACTTGCTAAGTTATTTGCAAAACTTTCAATAAGTGGAACAGGCATAAATTGTCCTGTAGCATACACAGCAGACTGAATGGCATTTTTTACCCTGGTAGCATCAAAATCTACAAGGGTTCCATCCCTTTTGATTACTTGCAATTTACTCATGGTATCTTATTTAGCCATTCAATTATATTGTTATCCCCTTCTTTGTTTATACCTTGCGGTACATCTGGATTAGTTCTAAGATAATCATTAAGCTCTTGTCCTACTTCAAGAGGGTCCCTCAGCACTATATTATGGTTCATACCATATATAAGAGTTCCTCTTTTTTGAGTATCATCATACTTCCACACTAATGGTGTAAGAGTTCTCTTATTAGCTACAATAAACCTATAATCATCCAAAACAAAATCCTTAAAGAACGGGTCTTCATCTAGATTCTTCCTAATAATAAGCCAGTAAAGTCTAGCTTGTTGACTATAGCTCCATTGAATAAAACTCTTGTAGAATTCATATTCTGGTTTACTGCTAGTCTTTAAATCTATTGGGTAAATTACTTTGTTAGCATAGTCTACCACTATGAGGTCAGCCATGCATCTATAATCTACACCATTTATGTTTGCTTTAAATTTGAGTTGATAAAGCCTATCAACATCTTCAGTAATGCTATTTGCTCTAAAGTACCATTTGGTCTGTGGACTTTCTTTTAAAGCTCTTACTGTAGATAATACTTCATCAAAGGTTTCTTGGTTAATCGCTTCTTTACCATAAGCACTTCTCAGTGCAGCATAGTATTCAGAACCTTTTTGAAGAATAGAATTTACTCTATTTTCATCCCTCCAATTTCTTTGATAATCAAAATTCTTGATTACTGTTAAAATTTCCTCACTAGGGATTTCTTGTAGAGTATTATACATTTCATGATATTTACCAAATAGAAAATCAACAATGCTTTGAATAGCAGGTGAGATTGCACTAAAATTGCATACTGCAAATCTATCATTGAACTCTTGCATACCACCTGTTATAATAGAATCTACAGCACTACCAAATGTAAGTGATGCAGACTCTTGCTGTTCAAACAGATGTGATAGTTGGTCAAAACCAGTCCTATCAAATTTAGCAATAGTAGAATAACTTAAAGCTGGGTCATTTCTATACTCTGTTTCTGATACTTGCCATGAAATGTCATAAAGAGATTTACTCATAAACTTTTTATAATAGTTATTGCCTGTTGTAATGTTGAACTGTCATATATCTGAAAATACAAGCAATCTATCTTATTAGCTTCCAAATATCCTCTAAAAAGCTTTCTTTTAATCAGAAACACATCTGTTTCAAATCCTTTGACTTCAATAATAATAAGCTTTCCTTTGTAAAAGAAAGTTATATCAGGAGTATAAGTTATAGGTAAGACTTTCTTATCTTGTAATTTAAGTACTCCTAATTTCTTATCTCTATCAAAGAATTTAACAGAAGGTTTAAATCCATTCCAAATGATGAATTTAGTTTGTTCATACTCAGGATTAAATCCCCCCTCTTGGAGAGCTTTAAACACTCTTACCTCAAGGAGGGATTTAAATTGAATTCCTGAATACATTTTAGCAACAGCATTTTTGACTTTCTTATTAACCTTATGTCTAGTGGGCATTGTTATATTTCAAATCAAAAGCTGCTAAGAGTCTATCTCTGATAATCCTGTTGCAATTAACATTCAAATCAAACATAGAATCTCTTTTTAATACTTTAGTTGGCAATACTAAAAAGTCAGTTATGTTCTTACTAACAATTAAGTTTGGTTGAACATCATCCTCATTTTCAGTAACAATGTCATTTGATGCTAGAAAGGCAAAAACTTTTCCTGTAAGCATCTTATCAAAATCATCAGGGTTATGATAAAGTTCACTGTTTACATAAACAGTTATATCTTTACTCTGATGCTTGATAGTATACATTAACAGTATATTAAGGTTTGCATCAAGAATAATTCCTGGTGCAACATAATACCTTTTATCATTCAAAGTAACTGCTACTAATCTTCTATAAGGTTGATACTTATTATTCATATAAGTAAGTAAAGAAGTTTTAGCAGCAACTTTTATAGGTACCTCATCTGAGAATGGCACATTGATAACATATTCCATTCTATCATTATCTCTCTTGGAACCAAGCCAAGTACGATAAAGAAAGAGTGGAATTTCAACATCACCATTTGTAAGTTTCATTACTTTGAAGTACATAGAACTTTGATGAGCTATTCTAAAGATATTATCACAATTAGTTTGATTGTCTAACTGTCCAGCATATTTGTAACATTCTGCCAGATTTCTCTCAAACTGTGTCATACCCTTGTTCTTAAGAATAGTTGGTCTGCTTCATATACTGTTAAAAATGGTAAATCTCTTGGATACAAGATATTACTTTCCCCATTAAAGATAAAGTTAACAAGTAAGTTATTCATCATTGCACCAATCATAGCAGCACAATAAGAAGTTTGCTTATAAGAGCACAATACTCCATCAGCTTCATCATCTTCAAATAACCACTCAGACTCATATCTACTCATAAGGTCATGTCTGTCTCCAGTAATACAGAATACTTGATATTGTTCTGCATTCAATCTACCATCAATAAAGAGACATCTCTCATTAGGATGACTCTCTGCATATTCTTTCCATTTATAGAAGAATACTTTTCTAGCAACCATATTATCAAAACCACAAACCATAATAGGTCCAACTTGTCTGGTTCTACCAGTATAGAAACTTTGGAAAGTCTCTATTCTATTATAGTTACAGAAAGTTTGTACTACACTTGCAAGTGCAGCTACTTTGGACATACCAACATGGTCTATGGAGAATAACTGACCACTAAGATTTGCAGATTCTACAACATCTGCATCAAATAGTTGGATACTTTCAGGGTTAGCTCTTGCTGCTAACAAAGTAAACCAACTACCAATACCTCCACATCCAGCAACTATAATTTTAGTTCTTTGCATTGCATCAAACCAAGTTGCTCCACTGAATCTACTACCAATATCAGTAGACACTGCATCTACTGGTATATTAGGTATTCTATTATTTTGTACTTCAACAGTTACCTGTGGACCTTGTGCAGGCTGTGCTGCTTCAGGAGCACTTTCGGGAGCAGCTTCAGCTAGTGCAGCATCATCTGTTGAACTAGCAGCAACACTAGTACCAGCATCAGTTGCAACAGTTTCTTCAATTGCTTGAGACAATTCTCCAAGAGCTTCAGCTACAGGTTCTGATGCAGCAGCTGCTTCCATAATTCCTTGCGGAATTTGAGGGTCAGCAGAAGCAGGAGCACTTGCATTTACAGTTTGTTCTTCTGCTGGAGCACTTTCTGGAATCATCTCAACAATAGGAGTAGTTCTACTAGTAAACCTTCTTCTTCTAGTAGGAGCAGTCGCAACTGCTTCTGTAGCAATTGTAGTATCTACTGCAATAGCAGGACCAGAACCAGCAACATCTGTTATAAGTGTTTCAGCTGAAACAGCTTCTGCTACTTCTGAAGGAGTTTCTTGTACAGTATTTTGCTCATTAACAAGTCTGTTAATAGCTTCTGATATACTCTCAGGAGCAGAACCTGAATCTACAGCAGGGCCTTGTGCTAATTGTTGAATATTAGCAGCTTCAGCTACTCTTGTTGCATAAGCAGCACGAGCAGCCTCAGCTACAGCAGGTAATTCAGCTTCTGGATATAGATTTATAATTTCATCTACACTAAGTAAAGTAGCATCTATTTCTTCCATATTAAGCTAATCTTTCAATTTGGGAGATATAGTGTTTGATATATACATTCTTATTAGACAGTTTGTTCATCTCCTCTGCAAGTCTATCCATAAACTCATCAGAGAAGTTTTCAATTTCACCTTCCAAACCATCTAACTTATCACTTGCTACTTCATAAATATAATCAACTTGCATATCTGCAAATCTCTTAAAATCTTCTAAAGTAGAAAATTGTCTAGAATATACATATCCTGATTGCATAGCCCAAGCTTCATAATCACTATTCAAGTTTGGACCATCAATATCTCCAGTTAACAAATAATACATGGCTTTGTCAATCAATGCCTGTATTTCTTCTTCGATTTTCTTGTCTTTTTCTTCATGGTTCTTGGCATTCTCCTCTTTCATTTCTTGCCTGCAATGGGCCCAAGCAGAACCAGCATCTTCCCAATCAAAATTGAGTTCATCAGGTTCAGAGGGCCCAAGAGGTTCTGAAGTTACTTTAGGTTTATTTTTATTACCAAGAAGTGAACTAGCTGGTGTAATTACTTCATCAGTATCTTTATCTACCCAGCCTTTACCAGGAATGTAAACTTGACCTTTAGTTCTTGCAAAGTTTGTTGAAGCAGAAGCACCTGCATAACCACCACCTACACCAGTACCAAAAGAAGGTCTTTGTGCAGTTGGATAACTACCTGCATAAGGATAACCACTACCATAAACAGGAGTTGTTTTCTTCTTCTTTGCTTCTCTAATATCATCAAGTCTCTTCTTAGTTTCCTCAAATTTAACATCAGATACACCTCTGATGAGACTATTTACCATATCCTCAACAAAGTTATCTCTAATTTGTACTGCATTGTCAGCAGGTACTTTAGATTTGAGTACTTCCATTGTGGAAGAAAATGCTTCCTCAAGTTCTTTCTTCAGACTGACTTGAGCTTCATGCTTCTCTACTTCTAGCATGAAATATTCTACAACTGTGGATTGAGTTTTAACTGGTTCAATATCTCCCAGTTCAACTTCCTTATCATCAAAAGTTTTATATTTGAGTGTACCACTAATTGTCAAATCCTTAACAGCCTTTCTTGTAATTGCTGCTGTATATGTACCAGCATTATTTACAATAAGAGAAACAAAATGGTTTCTATCTTTACCCTCATCTAAGAGTGTGGAAGTATCTGTTCCACTAAAGAAAGTTGCCATATTGTTATGGCTATGAATGAGCCCATTATAAACATCAGGGCTAAGTAATTCAGGATGGTCACACATATAACTTACAGCATCAGGAGAGTTATCAAACTCAGTGTAAGTTGATGTGCCAATATCCATCGGGAATATATCAACACAAGTGATAACTAAATCACTGTTTTCCATTGTTCCTGCTTTCTTGTAGAACAAGATTCCTGACCATTCTACTTCATGTACTTGCGCACAAAGGAATCTAATTTTCTCCTCTACATTTTCAGGAACTACTATCTTATATGTAGAGTCTTGCTTGACTAGAATTAACTTCTCTGCCATATTCTATATTAAGTAAATCTATAATCAGTTGAAGGATAGGGCCAGCCCATCTAGGATGCATGATTCTAAATGCATGATTCTCTTCAACTAATGGAATGTTATCTTCAATTTGGAAAGTTAATGGTTCACCATGAAATATTCCAATTACATGACCAATTTTTGGTACATAACTTCTCCAAGCATCTCTACTTCCTTGTCTTCTATTTATTAAATGAATTGACTCATTGACCATAGCGGCTTCAACAAGAACAGTTTCTTTAATCATAGAAAGACTATCATTAGAGATTCTACTTAAATTGTTAATATAAGTAATAAATGCTTGACTGATGTTAATTAGAAATTCATCATATGTGAATCCAGGTTTGATTTGACCATCTAATCTTCTAAATGGTAAGTTGAAACTACTTGCATATTCTCTAATAAAAGGATGAAAATAAGTATTATAAACAGTGCTGTTCATACCTCTAAAATTCTCCTTGTTAAGAGGAATATTCATTTGTTTTACATTGTTATATCCTAACAGACTACCTTCATTAGTATTACCAGGAATTTGTGACATTCTTATGTATGGACCTCCACTAAGAGACTCAACAGAAATATATCTTTCAAGCTCATTACAGAATAACATCCATACATCTAAATCACATACACTACTTAATCTGCTTTCAGTTCTAATAATAGGACCTGAACCAAGGCAACTTGTAGTCCAATCTCTATCAGGGTCACAAGTACTAGATGGACAATGAGAGTGCATATAACCTATTTGTAACTCATTCTTAGTAAAAGTAGTTCTTTTTACAAGGAAGTTACCACAGAACTTTGCATCTTTGGTAAGTGGAATTTTGATATAGAAATTATTAGCTTCATGCTTTCTTCCATCTTCATTCTCAATAACAACATGTGGGAAGTGAACAATAATCACAAACATAGGATTATTGTTGAAAAATACATTAAGTTTCCTTGTAATATCAGTTTTGTCTAATGTAACAAGCTTTTCAAAATACTCATTTACTAACTTAGAACTATCCCAATTATTAAAAGTATAATAGTCATAATAACCTCTACTAAGATTAGGAATATAACTAATATGTCTAGGAGAACAATTTCTCCAAACATATTTTGCAAGTAGTTTTGCATGAGCTTCCTTTGTATTTTCTTTTACAAGTTCAAGCTCTTCAGCATCATTATATTTATGACTAAATTGCAAATCAACCCTTTGCTCTCCATAATAATCTTGAAATACTTTATATATTTTACCAATATTTTCAGTATTCAAGGTATCAATATAAGGAGTTAAAATTTCCTTTTCTAATCGCTCTAAACCTGTCATATTCTTAAGATTAGAAAATAAAAAGAAGGTTAGGGAGTTTTACCTCCCTAACCTTAAAAACAACATTAGATGCTAGCTACAATAGCATCAATTTCAGACTTGGTATAAGAACCAATCTTCTCATCAACAGATGCTTGGCCAATAGAACCAACAACATCATTGTACTGAGAAGTAGTCAGATAGCCGTTATGCTTCAGAGCATCAGCTAACTTCTTCAATGCTACAGCACTACTGCAAGCATTTTGTGCAGGAGCTGCGGTCTTAGCACTGAAGTGCTTTACAACTGCCTCAAGAACACTAGCACCTACATTGGTGTAGTTTCTACCATAGGTCTTTTGGATATAATCCTTCATTGCCTGGCTTGCACCAACAGTTGCTCTAAGAGTTACATAGTCAGTACCAGACTTAATCTTCTTATTTGCTACAGTCAGCAAGAATACCAGTTCATTAGTGGTGCCTTCACCTCTAACAACATCTCTTGGTAGCAAGCTACTATCATTGAGGAGCTCAGTCTTAGTAAGACCCTCCATGAAGGTCATACCTTCATAATCAATATGAGCCTCTCTCATATCAGCCTTAAGTTGGCCAAGAGTCTCAGCTGCGGTCTCAAGAGTATATCTTCTGTTAGCTGCATTACTTACGATAATCACATTTCTTACTTCCATAATTCTAAATGTTTAAAAAGTTTTTAATGAATTTGGCTTTGTATAAAGCCTTGTATAAATGTAGTAACATCATCATTACCACATTCAATTTGTAGGTACTTCAATAGATACCATATGCACTTATGAATATCCTCTGATGAATTAAATTTATGGGTTCTTCTTAGAAGATATTTTAATGCAGTATTAGCACAGTGCTCTTTTACACTTTCTGTGCCATTAAATGCCAGCATTACATCAATAGCCTGTAAGCCATTTTGATTGTAATGTTCAGGCTTCACAACCATATCTTTAGTTTCATTCATCGACATATCCAAAAGCAACAAAGGTTCCTATCTTAGCATTTGATGATGGTTTATAGACACAATAAGCTTCTATTGGGTTTTCATCAGTTATCTTAACTCTAACAATAGAACAATTCTTTTTAGTCTCAGCAATATACTTCTTTGCAGCAGTCATTGCTTCAGACTTTGTATCATATTCACCAATCACTTTGCCAACACTATTTATAGTGACAGCTTCCAATGTATTTCCATCATTGGATGTAACTACATCAAAATCATCAGTCCTTACTTGATGGACAGTTTTCCATCTTCTATGGTCATTGTTGCGGACTTCATATACAGCATAAGGTCTAAGCCTTACATCTTTAGTATATTTATCTACCACAATATAACAACCATATCCTACTTGACTTCTGGTTTTGAATGCTAACTGAGCCTCTGCCCAATCCAAAAAATCATCACTCCCAGGGACAGGCTTTCCAGCTCTGACCCAAGACCTAGTAGAGTTAGCACCTTTAATAAGAGGGTCTAAGACTCTAAATGTAAGTCCTTCAAATGCATGTTCAGCAGAGTACCCTCTTCTTTGAGATACTTTAAGCTGTTTCATACCAACTTAGAAGGGAGCCCACTGTAAACACAGTTGTTGTATCTTTTTACAACACTCCTCTGTGTCTTTATAACCTGGATTAGGAACATCGTCACAGCCATAAAGCAGGTCTTGACTTATGATTCCAATAGTAATAAGAAAAGCATCAAAGCCATTTGTTTCCACAAATTTCTTCTTATACACTACTTTCTCTAAGACATCAACTGCTGTAAAGTCTTTCTTAAATGATTTGTTAATCATAAAAGTAAGAAAACACACAGCTTTTAATATCTCAAGTTTATCTTCCAGTTTACCAGAAAGGAGTCTCCCTGTTGAAAAAAAGTTGTCATTTAATGTTTTTGCATCCATTGCTATATCTATTAGTAAATTGGATTAGCATATCCTTCACGACATCCTTTCCAAATTTTTTGTATAAGTCAGAGAAATCTTTTGCACCATACTTTCTAGGAATCCAAACATAAGTTAATTCAGGATGCATCTTCTTGATTTTTCTCATTCCCATAATGCCTGGTAAATCATTATCATAGAAGACAACTATATTCCTAAATCTACTTTTAAGTCTGTCTAGTTGTTGATTAGTTACAAAAGATGTTTCACTGCCAGGTGCTATAGCAGGAATTCCAAATTCATGGAGTGCCATAACATCTTTCATAGATTTAGTAATAACTAAGAAATTGCCACTTTTTGGAAGGTGCTGACTTCCTTGTAGCATTGTGCCATTCCAGTTACTTATAAACCTATACATTTTTCTTTTAGGAAAATAAATTTTCCATATTTCACTACCTTCTTTTAGTCCACCAAAATAGCCAAATGCTGGGCTAGTTGGTGTACTACTAGTAAAGTAGTTACCATTTAGAAATACATTTTTACAAGAATATACTCTGTACTTTCTCAGAGTTTCTGGCGTTATTCCATAAGAAGCCCACCATGCTAATTCTTTTTCTGTAAAAGGTTGCATTTCTATCTGGATTTGTGCTGCTTCATGTGCAGTAATTGTTTCTTCACAGACACTAACTTTAATCTTAGGAAGACATTGCTCCTGTCCAGGATTAAGACCAAAGTCAGAAGCTATTTTATTCAAAGCTTGACTATAGGAGAGGTTAAACAATTGTCTAACCACCCCTACAAAGTCAGCTTTAAAACCTATTCCAAAATCATGAAACAGTAAAGCTCCATCTCTACTTCTAAAGAAAGAAGCAGTAGGTCTTTTATCATGTCTAATTGGGCTTATAAATAAACCTTTTTTAACAGGAACTCCAAGATAAGTTTGCATGTAAGTTTCTTCTGTGTTGTGTTCCAGAAGGAACTCCCTAGTAACTTTTCTTACTGTTCTTGGAATAGTAAATGTCATACTTCAATTATTGTTGAAGAAAACTCATATTGAAATTAGTCTCTGGTACCTCAGGTTCTGCTGGTTCAGTAGCAACACCTGCCAAAGGACTGTCAGCTGGCATACCTACTGGAGTAGGTTGTGCACTAGCTTCTCTTTCAATTCTTTCTTTCTCCTTCTTAGTCCATGTGATGTTCTTACCAATCACAGTAGAAGCAGGATACAGTTGATTCTCCTTATTGAAGTTTACAACTGTACCAGGAAGAATAGCTTCACCCTTAGAATTCTTAATCAACTTGATTTGACAAGTTTGACCAATGAAATCCTTGGTAGCAGCTACCATTGCAGCTCTAAGAGAATCCCAAGAGCTTAAATCATTTACTTCACCTCTATCAATCTTCTCATTGAATGCAGGATTTGCAACAGCAAGAAGTTGTTTAAGAGTATAAAGCATCTGAAGGTTTGGTGAAGGATTAACAATATCACCTACAGAAGTCTTGCTAATTACAGGTTGGTCTGCATTAGCATCTGGCTCAAAGTAAGTTTTAACAAACTGACCTTCACTATTAGAGAATTTAATTCTCAACAGTTTGTAAGTATTTCCATTATTTGTACTAGTGACATCAGTAGATTCAACACCTTCAAATATCACAGTATGAATTTTATTACCCTCTAATGGAGCAGGGGCATTGGTTGGTTTAATACCAGCTACAGAATTAAAACTAAATACCATATAAATCAAAAGCTTTTAATTAGTCACCCAGATTATATTTGTCAATACTCTTAACAATATAATCCATATCATTATCTATCAGCATATCATCAAAACATCCAAGAGGGGTCTTGGCAGTAGTAGTACCATCAGACTGGGTGATAAGCTTATAACTGGGCATACCAGTTGATTCATCTTTGCCAATTGTTGTGTAAAATACATAGGTGAACAAGCCTTCAAGAGTAACCATGTTATCAAGCATTTTTCCAACGGTCTTCATCTTGTAAGATGGAGCTTCTGGAGTACCAATGTTTTCAGCATGAGTTAAAATGAAGATTTTGAGGTCATCTCTCATCTTTCTTGCCCTATCAATTACCTTATAGAAATGAGAAGCAATCTGAACAAATTTGTCATAAGATTTCTCTTGACTTCTATCCATAGCTTCAAATGCCATAAGATATTGAGTGTCTTCCAATACAACAACTTTAATATCTTTTCTTTGCTTGTCTACATATTGTAACAAGGTATCAATTTCATCCACATTAGATGTGTTATGAATGTTACCTACAAGCTGTCCATTTTCATTCTTTTTCAAGAATGGATATTTAGTTTTCCACCCCTTAAAAGGAAGTGGCTTACCAGCTACATTGATAATAAATGTGCTAGTAGGGTCAAGTGTTCTAATTGAACTAGACTTACCTGACCCAGAGTTTCCTACAATTGCAATTAACTCTGCCATGTATTATAAATTTTTATATTGTTCATATAGCTCTGGATGTTCTTGCAGTTCAGATGGAGATGGAAGTTGTTTCCATAATCCAGTCTCACCATAAAAAGCAGTACCCATTGCAACATCAGCAATACCAAATCTTTGTTTTAGCAGTAGTAACATTCTAGCTCTGTCAGCATTATCTCCAAGTTGCATGAAGTCATATCCGCAGCATCTGAGATTTCTTTCCCTTGCAGGGTGATAAATAGCTATCACAATCTCTGCTGCTTGAGCTGTACTAGAAGTGTCTGAGAAGTCTTCCATTGAAACTAAGTTCCATTGACTTTTTCTTCTCTCAATACTCTTGAAATTTCTATTTAACTGCTGAACTAATGCCCAAGAAGACTTAGTTAAGTTCTTAGCCTCCATTGCAACTTGAGATAGTTCATCTATCTCTTGTTTGTCAGTGTGTCCAGAAGCTTTAGCAAGTAATTTAACATGGTCAACTACTACCACCATGAACTGTTTAGGGTTATTAGGTATATACACTGTATTAACCCCATCAGTCTCATACTTACCAAATCTCTCACTCCAAGCTTTGAATGCAGTTCCAACTTGTTGTGCAGTTAATTGTTTCTCAATAATTGTACACTTTTTCTCTAGTTCTAGTAACCATTCTTTAGAAGCTTCTACATATTGTAAATCTTCATCAGAAATAGTTTCATTAAGAGATAGAATTGTAGAATAAGGAATTACCTTATGATATGTCTCATGAATATAAAGGGATAAGAGTTTGGCTAAGAGTACTTCTTTACTCATCTCAAAAGAAAAAAGTAAGAAGTTAACATCTAAGCTAGCATCATTCTTCTTATTTCTAAGATAATGCATAAATGGGGTATACACGCTTGTATATAACATCAAAGTAGTTTTACCACTACCTGAATCACCTCCATAAAGAGTTAGCCATCCTCTTTGTATACCATAAGTATACTTATCAAGCTTTGGTAAACCTGAAGGTAAACCTATGTTCATACCTTCTTTACCCCTTCTAATGCTATTGAATAGTTCTTCTATCATATAACTTTAAAGGGATTATAGTCTTCCAAAGAGTCTTCACCAACCTCTTTTGTTTCTCTTATCTGCTCAAGTTCTCTCCATTTCATAGAGATTACAAATTCACAGATACCATAAGAAATTTCATTATTCTCTATTGCCCACTGTAAAATATCCAGTACTTTTTGATGTACTTCTGGGTTGAATTTAATACTTTTACCATAGGCAAAGCAAAACTCATCCATACTCTTAAAGTGCTTAGCTATATTCTTTGCAGAATATCTAGTTGCATCAGAACCTAGGAATGTGGGATATAGATTAAATATATCCATTCCCATATCCCAGGAGTGCATGTTATAGTTTCTTTTGAACAGTTGTCCAAATTCAACATCTACTGGATTAAATACAGCATTTTTTGTAGGAATTTTATAGGACTTCAGGATTACTCCTTTATCCTGTAGACTTTGTAGTATATCTACTAAGTCAAGTGTCAAATGGCATTCATTAAAGTATTTTGTGATATACTCATCATGACCATTTTGTGCATAATATATGAGCTTAATAACAAATAATTCATCTGCTGTAAGCCCATATGCAAGCATGAAATCAATTTCTCTATCTACACTTAAATCAAAATATGCCATACTTAATAGAGTTATGCACTGAAATTATGCCTAACTTTACTTTGCACTTTTAGAGTTTTTTGTATAGACTGAGGGTCATTCAGTACTTGCTGTAATTCTTCCTCATTGAGTTCATAGTATTCTGCTCCTTCATTAGCATTTTGCCACCATTTATCCTCTACAGTATTTTTTAATACTAACCAGTATACTTCAGCTATTTTACCTTCATAAGCTCTTGATACCCTGCCTTTTCTTTGTGTAGCAGTATGTTTAGAGGAATTAAAACCAGTAATAATAGCTAAATCAGCAGCTTCTACATTGAACCCTTCATCAAGCATTTTGGCACTATGTATAATAGCACCACCTTCTGCTTCAGAGAACTGTTTTATCAGTTCATCATTTTGTTTTTTGGAATTGTTAGAATGAACTACAATTCCATTGCCATAAGCTTGGCATTGTGCAATACTTCCATTGAAAGTAATTGCTTTAGCTTGAGGTCTAGCAGCAAGTATCTGTTTTGCAACCTCAATCTTATGTGGATGATTTGCTATAAAAGACTTTCTGAACTGGAGGGCATGATTGAATCCATATGTACACTGTCTAACTTCTTTTAATTCAAAGTTATTATCATGTGCATATGTGATTTGGTTTCTCCAATCAGAGACTAAACTCATTGCTAAATTGAAATCATATCCGAACATAGCAAAGCAGCTCATAAATTGTCTGTTTGCAGCTTCATAATCTTTCAAATCTACATCAAGAATAACTTTGTATACTCTACAAGGAGATACCCAGCCATTCTTTTCTGCTTCTTGATAGGTAATGATGTCACAAACAGGACAATATTTATCAACTACTTCTTTCTCTAAGCCATCTAATCTTTCATAAGTAGCTGTTAATCCTAGAATTAACCTTGGTTTACTTGTTAAGAAAACCTTCCTAAAAGATGGTGAAGAATAATGATGTAACTCATCTAAAACTAGAAAATCACAATCAAATTTCTTCTTAGCCGCAGTATTGGCAATCTTTATATTTAAAGATAAACCCATTTTTTCTGCTGCTTCTTTCCATTGTTCTTTAAGTACCTTAGTTGGTACTACCACAACAACTTTTCCAGTAGGATTCTTTTCTAGGAATTTTTGTACAGCTGTTAATGCAGTCCTTGTTTTACCAACTCCTACACCATAACATAGAGTTCCTCTGAAATTAGCATCTGCCCATTTTTGCAATCCAAGCATTTGCCTTTCAGTTCTAGTCATTTTCAAATCATTGTTATCTGTTCCCAAATTTGGGAGTGCATAGCAGTCATTTCTTCCATTAAAGGTTCTGCTAATGCTTTAGCATCAGGATGTGGTGCTCCAGTTGAACCAAGTGCTCTTAACTCAAAGAAGTGATTCCAATCATTAAAAGAAGTACACATGGCTGTAACTGTCTTAGTACACAATGGTAAAATTTCTCTTGCTTCTTGTGGAAGCATATTTCTACCAATCATGTTCATATATTCATACTCTAATTCAGCACATTTACCTTTTAGAGCATTTCTAGGAGCAGCCATACCTGGTTTCTTAAACCACTCTGGATTGATGAAAGTTATTTCATTACCAAATTTGTCCTTTGAGAAATTACAATATCTTGTAGATTGTTGAGCATGTGCTGCTAATCTATGTCTACAAAATTCTCTTGCCACACCTTCACTACATGTAAAAATTACAGTATAGTAAATACTATGGTTCTTTGTTGGTTCAGACATGAATTGTAAATCTTCTGTCCAACCATTTTCCACAAGTACTCTGTAATTAGTAGTTATATCAATTTGTAAGAAAGTCTTACCTTCATAAGCATGAAAAGTAGAGTACTTATTATTTTTGTATCTTGCAGTAAGAATATTGTAAGTATCCCATATAGAATCTGTTGGTTCACTATCTTTAGGTTTACTACACCTATAATGTAAATAACAGACTCCAAATTCAAGTGGACTGAGATGGTTAGATTTGATAAGTCTTTCAGTAAATTGTCTAGCAGTTACACCTTCTTTAGGCTCACTTGCATAACAAATTCTTCCAGCCCTTTCAATATTCTCAAACATTGCATCTTCTCCCCATTCAGGCTTGATTAACTGATAGGAAGAATCAATCCACTGCATCCTCTATAACGGCTTTTTTAAGTTCATGCCTATACAGAGGAATAGGTTTGCCAGCACCTCTGAACTTTACAGAAACAGAAGTATCCCCAAACCAACCACTGGTTCCATCTACACAAGGACCAACAGTTTCAACAATACCAGATTTGTCCTGATATACACCATTGTTCCAATGATTCCAAGTGATTTTCTTGCCAACAAGGGCAGCTCTAAGAGCACCTAAAGTCCAACCAATATTTCTACCAGTAACTTCAGGAGTTCTTCTACCAGCTTCTATTACTCTAGTAGCAGGTATTTGAGGTCTTACCTCAGGACTAGAAGATGTTACAGTAAACATATCCTGTCCTTTTTGTGTTTTTTGACTTCTCTGATATGCCAGTAAGTCTTCAACACTATTAAATGTTATTTCAGTATATTTAACTTCCATTACAGTATATCAAAACAATGATAACTGTCTAAGAGCAAATGGAGCAATAATTTTATTAGCTTCATTTATATAATAAGAGTAGTTTATATCGTCTGGGAATTCTTGCACTTCTTCAAGGTTATTTACAATTTTTACACCAGAAGCAGATAACATACTAGAATAGTCATCTCTTCTTTCTCTTGGTGTACCTTTGTAAAAATATTTAATAACATGTACCTTATCTCCTGGATTTTCTTCCATTAGAACTCTAACAGGAAGTTCCATCCTTTGACCAGTTGCTTTAACCTCTATTTCTGCATATTCCTCATCAACATAAACATTGTTTACTACACACTTATACAAATAATAGCCTTTTGTAGATACATAATATCTGTTAATTCTGTTGATTAACTTACCATTATATTCTACAGAAAATTTCTTATCAACTTTCTGATAAGTAATAAAATCATTTATATTCCTACATGCCCTTATTGTATCTCTAATAGGTATTCCATCAGATAAATAATCATTGATGGCTTTAGGTATAATCATTGGTTGCATACCTTTACCTAGAGTGACAGTATCAATAAAAAGACCCTTCTTTTTCAAGAAGTCATCTTTTATTTGAGATAGTGATGTATACTGTTCACCTTTCTTATTAAAGGCTTTTCCTTCTTCAAATTCTTTCTTCTTTTGAGCATAACCTTTACTAATACCCAAATAGTCATTGATGGCATATTGATAGAAAGCTTCAAATTCTTCTGTTTCAAGTGTAAGCTTGGTTATTTCTTCCCAACCTTTTAACACTTTATCCAAAAGAGGTCTCTTATCTTTATCAATTAAATAGAGTACACCATCAGTATTTAACTGAATGATAGTAGCTCCAATTGCAATCAATCTTTCTGCAAGCATTAACAAGAACAATTGTCCATTGATTCTTATTTTCATTACAGTTTCAGGAGAGTAAACCCAACTATACTCATTCTGAAGATTACCAGTAAGTCCATTTAAACTCAACTTTAAAGTCTCATTTTTAATCTTCTTACCAGTAGCTTTAGCTTCAAGTCTTTCTGTTCTTACATCACCATATATCTCTAGGAACTGCTTCCCAAGATGAGGCGGAACTAGACCATAACTAATAACAAGAGAAGGATATAGGGAATTAACATCACTATCTAGTAAATCTTGATTTTCATTTGGAATAATAACTTCTGGTTTATTCTTTGTATGAATACCACCAACACCAACTACAACTTCTACATTTTGTAGTAAGAAATGTTTTTCATAACCCTTTCTGCCAGGACTGACAATTAAGGATTTCATTTCTTCTAGTAATTGTTGCAACACAGGAGTGTTAAAGTTAATAACTGGAAATATAACTTTACTTAAATCAATGGCATCACATGGACTTCTAAGGTCTTTAATATCATTCCAAGACTTGCCAGTCTTTTCAAGATACTTAACCTTTAAAATTTCCATGCCAATAGACATACCATCCTTACTTAGAACATCAACTCCATATTCTTCTTCAATACCAAGTCTAAGTTCAATCTGTTTTTTACATCTATAGAGAAGTTCTTCAGTACTCAATACATCATTGATATTATACTGAATCATATTATCTATATCTGTTACAGGAATTGGTTTTCTAAAGTCACCATCATACTCTTGTACATTTTTATACTGCATTGTGACCTGCATTTCCTTCAAACCTACTCTTAATTTTTGAGAAAAGAGCATAGTTAAAAGGTCAAGAGTACTAAAGTTTTTAGCATATTTCCACTTTTTCCAAGAATCAAAGTCATCTGTACCAATAATGGTGTTACTTAGATTAAATAAACTTTGACAAATCCTACTATATCCTAAGTTGGAAAGTGTGATTCTATAATCGAGGATATAGTTTATAATAGGGTTATCATAATGGATACAGTTATATCCACACATCAGATACTTAGTTCTCCAGAAGAACTGAATCAATTCTTTTATCTGATTTTTTCTTTCAGATATTTCAAATTTAAATATTTCTCCTGTTTCTGTATCCTTTACTACACAATGAAAACAATTAGAAAAGACCTCAATATCATATACTGCTACTGGCTTTCCTTTTATTATCATAGTCCAGCTTGTAAATCATAACCCTTATACTGAGCAACTTCTTCAATTTGTTTCATTAGAAGCTTCCAAATCTTAGCATGTTTCTCTACAGTATCAATCAACAAATCAAGCACCTTTGTTCTCAATACAGTCAATTGAATAGTATTCATCATGTAATAGGAAGGGTATCTCTTCTTCTTTAACTCAAACATTTCTGTTAATTGAGTTACGCTTAAACCAGAAGAAGAAAACTTGAGTGGAGTGTTTGGGTCAAGACCTATCCATTCCTTTACTCTTTCAAGTTTTGCTTTGTCATTCTTACCAACTTGTTCTTCTAATCTTTGCTCATCATCAAATGTATACCATACACCCATATTAAATAAGAATGTAAAGGTTAAATGAGAATGGTCAAAGTTACCAAGATGATATAAACAAGCTAACTTAAGGTCTTCTATTGTAACATTCTTGAATTCTGCTGGAACACTAACAAAATGGGATACAAGTAATTCCTCACCTTCTTTGAGTTGCACTTCTTTAAGATAAGGATACATTCTAATATCTGCCAAAAGAGTAGAACTAGTGAATTTCTTCTCACCATTCTCATCTTCTAAGTCAAGATACCATCTTCTTAATCCCTCAGCATTACATTTAGCAAGCTGGTTTTTGAGTTGCTCCAAGACTAAAACTCTACCTGGATTCTTTCTTGAAGAGTTAAAAAGCATGTCTTTACAATGCTGATATGCTTTAAGGAGTTCCTCTTCATTCATATCAATCATTCTGACAGTCTTCTGCTTTTCAGTTCTGTTTCCAGTTGGTCTTTCTAGCCTCCATATATAAGAGCTAAAATCATTTATCATAATCTAATTTCATCTAACTTTTCTTTAACAATTACAAAATCTATATAGAAAATATTGTCATGTTTGTATTTTTCTTCTTTGTTTAGTCTTGAATTGTAGAAAGGTTGACCAGCAAGAACTTCCTCAAAAGTGAGATAGCCTTTAGTTCCTCTCTTAATTACTGTATCATCCCAATGCGGATTTTTAGTAACCATCAACAATTCACCAGTGTTTGTATTTTGAAAAACATACTTAGAATAAATGCCACAATTACATTCCAAACAAATCACTAAAGCTGTCTCTCTGTTCATGCTTAAATTTCTCTACCACTAGAATCCTATGAGTTGGATGTTCTTTGAGATATTCAGCTTTTGTTTTTCTGTTGAAGTTTGTAGTATCAATTAGTACACCCTTCTCATTATAGACTTCACATTCAAAGTAATCATTACTTATAGGCATAATTGTTTATGTTTATGCTAAGTAATTTATAAAATACTGTCTATGATTCCTAACTCCAAAGCTTCCTCTGCATAGAGAAATCTGTCAGTGTTAGTTTCAATAAGTTCCAATAGTTTTTCTGAAGAGTAATTTGATATTAAGTTTTTGATATGAGTATTAGTTATTTCTAAACTTTTATACTTATTTTTTATATCTATTGAACTACCTTCTGGATTCCAATGAATATCATGAACCATAAAAGTAGTTTTAGGAGTAGTATACCTTTCTCCTTTAGTACAGCTTAGAGCTATATAACAAGCCATGCTTTCAACTCTACCTGTACAATAAGCCTTCACAACTCTACCTTCTTTTTTGATTTGTTCTATTGTATCAATAATAGCAAGAGAAACATCACAAGTTCCACCGCCACTGCAAATAAACAATGTAATACTCTCATTATCAGGTAGTTCTCTATGAAGACTAATCAATTTAAGGATTGCTTCTATTGCTTTTTCCTCATCAATTTCCTCTGGAATAACAACTAATCCTTTTTCTTTTAGTAATTCTTTAATCATAGTGGAAGGGTGGAGTTATCAGCTCCACCAATCCTATATTAACAACAGATGTTATCCAGGATGTACTGAATATGATTCTTCTCATGTCTTTGAGACTTCTTATATTTCTCAACAGCCTTCTGGAGTTCATCATGCAAGAGCAGATAATCCTTCAGTTGTGCAACTTGAGTCTTGAAGAAGTTCTTGGCCTGCATGAACATATATCTCTTTGCTCTGCTTTCTGCCAATCTCTTACCAGTAGTCTCATCATAGCAATCATTTGCATTCTGAACTGCTACACCTTTAGCAGTAAAGGTTGCTACAATTTTGTCACGAACTACTACACCTGCATCAATAAGACAGGTAATGCATCTACCATCTCGGCTTTTAATGTACCTTGGTTCTGAATGAGTTATTTTAGCCATAGTACTAAAAATTTATTAGTTAAACAACCAGTTAATAATTTTCTTTAAGAGGCCTTCTTTAGGAGCTTCTGTTTGAGCAGGTTTCTCTTCAAATACCTCTTTGTAAATCTCTTCTTCTTTCTTTGCAACTTCCTCACTAACAGGAGTGGGGTCTGCTACTTGCTCAGGAACAGCTTCAGCGAGATGTTCTATAGCAGGAGTCTCAGGAGTTGGAACAGGTTCTGGTTCTGGCTCTTGTACAGTTGTAGGCTCTACAACAGGCTCTTCCTTAACTTGTTCTTTCTCTTGTTTCTGTAACTCTCTAAATTTACTCTTTACTGCCTCAACTGTTCTAGTTGGGTCTTCTTCAATAAATTTGAGAGCAATTTCTCTAACACTCATGTTAGGATTCTCTGCAATCAGTTTCTGAAGATGCTCTTTTTGAGCATCAGTCCATTTAGTTGTCATCATATTAAATTATCTTTATAATTATGTGTGTCCATTGATTCAGACCACCATATGGGCAGTCCATTAAGACAATTGATTCCTGGTCAAGAGCATTTCTAAAGTATTCTTCACATTCCTCATCTGTTTTATTATCTAAAACACCATCAGAAATATTTGAATAATAGTACTTTGTTGTCCATGCATCTTTCCAGAAAAAAGGATTACCTACTGTTGGCTTTATATTGATTTGAAGGTCAGGCATATCTTTCAGATATTTCTCACAAAGAGTAATAAATAACTTTACCCTATGTTCCTTCATCATCTCAGCAAGTGGCTTATCATATGTATTTATATCAGATATAAACAATCCCCATAATACATTGAGTTTACTTACAAGACTTCTTGCAACAGTAACTAAATAATCTCTTTCACTTTCTCCATCATCAGGGAAATCTACAGTATCCCCCAATTTCAATATATGGGTTTTCTCAAACTCTTCCTGTTCTTCTGCCCACTCACTTGAACTCTCAGAAGATTCATATTCATCTAGAATAGTCTGAAGAATTATATCATGAGCTTTACCAACAGAAAGAGAATGAGAACTACTGGAATTAGTTTCCCAGACACCTATCCTAATTTGTTTCATCAGTTCTCAACATTAGAACTTTCAAGAACAATAGTTTCATCAGTAAGAACAATTCTTGCCATCTCTTTAAAGTTAGCAAGATTCAAGCCTCTCTTATTTGTAGTACTATAAATGAATTGATACAGAATGTCAGTTGCAGAATCATTGTCATCTTCCAACATTTCATCATAATCAATTTCAATTTGAGTTCCAAACTCATCAAATACTACTTCTTTCAAAGCATCAAGATACTCTTGTTCTCCACCATTCATATTGTTAACAACCTCAATAAGGAAAATTAACTTCTTTAAAGAACCAGTATTGATGTTATCGTAAGTATACAGGCTATGTTCACTTACATAATCACTATTGATTTTTATGTGAGACCACTTGGGTATATCAACAGGATGGGTGTGAAATAAAGATAAAGTATGTGTGGAAGAGCTGTTAGTCTCCCATACACCTTGTCTAATCTGTCTCATAAACAATTATTTTGTCTATTTTTTGCTCTCCTTCATGAAATATGAAATAACTATCTGCTATAAATGTTTTAGCAAAAGGCTTATCATAAGGAGTGTTGTGGATAAATGTATCTTTACCTACTTCATCAAGATAATAAGTATTAAAAGCAGAACCTGGAGCAAAAAAGATTTTCTTGTCCTCACAGATAATACCATGTAACCAGCCTGCTGTTTCTACATAGATAGTAGCAAACTGACATTTAATACCTCTTTCTCTCCATATGGTAAGTAATTTTCTTTCTCCAGAGTTATTGAGAATATCAATAGCTCTTGTAACATCCTCATCAGTTATGCCTGTCTCTTGGTCAGTATGTATGATATGAAATTGTTGACAAGGTAAAAACCAATACACAATATCATCCAAGATAACATAGTCATAATAGTCAGAATGTCTTTGTAACCATTTATCTACTTCATATCCTCTTTTATCCCAAACATAAGGTGTCTTATCAATGATTTCAAGACCTTTCTTTTTAAGAGCTTCAATACCATCTTCATCAAGTCTCCAGCTACTAGATAATACAATATCTGCACCTGTTTCTTGCTGAATCTTTTTAACTCTATCAAGTAATGTATCATTGATTAGATAAAGAGGAGTATGGTCTCCATCATATTGTTCATGATAAGTATGAGCATTATTGATTACACCATCACAATCTAGAAAAATAACCTTTTTCATCATTCTTCTACATTTTGCCCAGTTATCCATTTATAGAATTTCATATTTGGTTCTGGTAGTAAATGTAATACTTCTGCCATATGTTCATCATAATCAAGACCCATATCTGCCATATAGAAAGTAAACCTTTCTCTAATGCCATAATTGTTCTTTTCATTAAGAGTACATATCTTATAGAAGTATTTTTTCATTTCCCAAAGTTGCTGAGTATTTAAGTATCTACCCATTCTTAACCAAGTCTGAGCTCTTTTAGTTGCAACAGCATCTCTATTTTCTTTACTATCTTGACTTCTTTTAATTGCTAAATCATAGAAATCCTTATAGTAAATCCTTTCTTTACCAAACCTATCTTTCCATTCTTCAAATGGACCATCATAGCCACCACTTACTATTTCCCATTGTTTTTTAGCAAGTTTAGCATAGATGTCTTCAAAATATTGAGACCACCAGTAATACCACAATCCCCATCTTAACTCACCATGTAAGGCACAATCAAGAATAGGATGATAATCTGGTAGATATTCCCATCTAAAATACTTATACTTATCTTTAAGTACTTGTACTTTATCCTTGAACCATTGTATTAACATTCTTTATGTATTTAAACATATCATCAATTGATTTATTTTCAATTGGATATGAAGTGTTAACACAGGAATTCTTTGCAAAAGTACCATTAACTAAATTGATAAAGAATGTAAACTGTCCATCATCTCCCATATAATGTAAGTTCCAGACTTCTTCTGAAACAGATTCCTTTATATGAGCTTGTTCAAGAGCAAGATTGTCAAAAGACAACACTTTAAAAGGAAGACTCATGAGAAAATCTCCATACATTTCAAGAGAATTCTCATTTAAATTGTGTATAACCTTATAGTTTACACCTCTTCCTTTATTCTTGAATCCAAGAACTAACACTTTAGCATTTCTTTCAGATAGTGCACGATAATCTGTGAAACTAGTAACACCTAGCACAGTATGTACTACCAAATTATCAAATTCTTTAATAGCACTAAAGAACTCTTCATCTGGTTTAATTAAGCTAACGCCAATACCTCTAATAAGGTGCTTGTTTGTCCAATCTTTAAGTTTACTGATATTACTCATAAACTGATTCTGATTGACAGTAATGTTAGCAAATATCTGTTGTTTGTGAAGTAAATCTAAAAGTTCAGACAAATCTGGATGGTCACAATCATTACCATTAAGTGCAACTTCTGTAAAAGGATGGAGATGTTTTAGGAATTCATAATCAATCTTTCCATGCTCTCCATTCCTTGTACAGTTTGCATAACAGAAACTACATCCTTGACTACATTTATCAGTTAATTGAATGTCAACATTTTCTGCAAATTCTGGTATAAATTCTGTTGTATTAGGGTCTATAGTTTCCCTAATTTTTGTACCATCCTCAAAAATAGTAACATTGTAATTACCATTCTTGTATCTACCTAAAATATTATTTACTTTTTCATCTTTTCTTATAATTTTAATTTTACCCATCTCCATCAATAATTAAAGTGATATTAGGGTCAAATATGAATCTTTCTACCTTGTCTAACAGAAATTCTCCAGGAACTTCTTCCAATAGACAATGTAAACTCATTATACTTTCATGGTCAATATAACAGTCGTCTTCATTAGTAAGAGTTATATCATGAATATGTAGTATAGCACCTAATAAATCTATGATGTTTTGCTCATCACAAGTACTATCAAGCATCTTACACATAGTAAGTAAATAACTTGCTTTTACATATCCATCATTACTCTCATCATAACCCCACCCAAACTCTCCTAATTCAATAGAAAGCTTACCATTTGTAATATAAGAATCAAAATCCTTAGTATTAAGAACATAATCCCCCTTATGAATAGTTATTGAATGACAAGAAGAACTGTTAGTTTCCCAAACACCGTTTCTAACTCTTATCATGTTTGTTAGGATTTAACTGTTTACTATTCAAGCAAATTGACTTATGAAAAGAACAATGATTTTTCATATGGTAAATGTGACCATATATTTCTCTCCTTTCCTTGACAGGTGGCAAGATAAGTAGTGGGTATAGATTTATAAAATTCTTGAATATCCACTTGAATCCTTCAAGGCTGTTCTTGAACAACATATATTACTTGAGATAAAGGCATTATTTTTTGAAAACACTTGAGTATATCCAAGTCATTGCTGTTATTTTCTGAATACAACAAAAGAATTGGAAAATCTAAAAGACTTACATCTTCTCTTTCTTCAGGACTACAACTCATATAACAAAATGCTGCAATTACCAATGCTGTATAATATGCAAATCTTGTTTTAGGAGTTCCTCTACCAATTCTATCTACTGCATCACCTACAACAACATTCATAGAAAAGTTGTAGTCATCATAATTTATCTTATCAATCTTGTCTAAACCAGGAACAGTTGCAACAAGCTTGTTAGCTAAATCAATAATTTCCTTTTCATGACTTGCAATAGCATTCATTGTATAAGATTCTAGATTGCTATCAAAACAGCACATATAGTTTTCTCTACTATATTTTGCATGTCTCAATCTTCTTATACTAATTTTATCACAAGATGGAATTACCAATGTTGTATTAGGTGTAATACCTTTTAAGAAGTTCTTTTTTAGAGCATCTTTAGTTCCAGAATGGATACACTGACAGTTCCATCTATTAGTCTGTATGATACCTAAATCTACACCATTATATTGGAACTCATATCCTATATGGTGATGTGCATCATAATTCTCACAGTAGAAACTTCTATATCTACCATTATTTGTACCATAGATAGCATCCTGTAAGTCAACACCTAAAATTCTTCTCAAATTCTCAAAAACTTCTCTATTAACACCAGAGAAGTTAGTAAGTCGGATGTCAGTAGTAGTATCTTGACCACTACTAACATCTTTCACATGTTTTATAATCTTACTGATTATCATTTGCTTTAGCTACAATTAGTTGTTTCTTAGCATTATAATCCTTAATAATAAATAATAAGTCACAGTTACCCTCTCTAAGATGATTAGCAAGATGAGTAAGACAATTTCCTAAAAGATTAGTTCCATGCCATTCATCAGGATTCAAAACTCTCTCATCATTTTCATTAAGACCAACTGCCCAAATATTATCATCAGGATTACATTCAACAAACAATTTATCCTTTGTCTCTTCAGAAAGAAGAATGTCAAAGAATTCCTTGTCATAAATAGCTTTGTAGAACAAAGCAGTGAGCATTAGACTTTCTTTGTATTGAGCCCATCTATTTTCATCAAAGTGTTTAACACCTCTTCCAATTCTCTTAGCTTCTTTATTATCTTTAGCTTGTAAGATATGAGTCATTGCCTCACTATCCTTAAAGAATACAGCTTTCAAATACATAAAGAGTTGTTCAGAAGAAAAGAAGTAATTTCCACAATAATGAATATCAGAATGATGCCAATTACCTAAAGGTCCTTTGCAAAAACAATACAATTTATCATTAGTAATCATTCTACTACTTCACTTTTAAAGTTAATATTACCTTTACCAATTATAGTTATTGATTTATTCTTATCTCTGTGCCTTTTAATAATAACATTACCTGTAAAATCCTTTATGATACAGACACATTGTGGAATTTTAGAAAATCTTTCAAGAAGTGATTTATCATACTTGATAATCTCATCTATCAAAAATACACCAACTATATCAGAATCAGCAGAAAATTGACCTAAGACTTTTCCATTATTATCCTTTACCAACCAACACCATCTAAGTTCAGTTGGACAAGTAAGATAATTTTGAAAACCAAGTATTTCCATTTCCATTCCATACTTGCATAATTCCCAATCATCTCTTTCTTGAATTCTTTTATGATAAGTTTCTAAATCAGCACTATACCTTTCATATTCCTTTTGTTCATCAAGAGTAAATTCTGATATATCTTTTTGAAAATCAAAATTATAATCACTGATAACAGGACAATCTGGCATTAAATAGCAAGGGTCAGTAATTACTAATGTTGCATTAGTTACTTCCATATTCAAAAGTAAAAGGTTTGTAAGTTACATCATAGTTTTCATCTTTAAGACTACAGTTAACTACTGTAACTCCATCTTTCTCATATGGGGTATGGTCCCCACTATGTATATGTCCACAAAAGACATACTTTGGTTTCTTCTTACTTATTACTTCTCCTAATTCAGGACAACCATAGTGATTTGCAAAATTATAACTTGGTTGCAAAACACAATCAGTATCTCCATAATTAGCAGGAGGACAGTGAGAAATAAGAATATCCAAATTCTCTGGAATATTATCAAATTGAGCAAGTATTTTATCATGTGGCATATAAAAAGCCCAGTTTGGTAATCCAGACCCCCAAGGAGTACCATAGAACTCAATACCCATTAACACTACTCTAGAATCACAAAGAAATTCAACCTTTGTTCCTTCAAAGATTTTCTTTACTTTATCAGGACTCCAGAACATTTCCCAATCATGATTTCCAGGAATAATCACTACATGTTTACATTTCAATTTATCTGCCCAAGGCAAGAATTCTTGTTTCAACCATTGCCTTGTATTTTGACCAGACCTTTGGACATTCAAAGGAACTGTATCTCCACAAATCAACAGAATATCACATTCTTGAATCTTAGGCAAATCTCCATGTAAATCACTAACTGCTGTAATTTTTGCCATAGCTGTGGTACTTCCTGGAGTTGAACCAGGGCGCATGGATTTTCAGTCCACTGCTCTACCACCTGAGCTAAAGTACCAAACGAGGAAGTTTCATTAAGTGGGAGAAATACTTCCAAAAGACCCCCTAAATAAGTTAGGACTTCCTTTAATATAGTTAAAGGTCTACAGATAACACTAGGTCTTCAGTTATTCTCAATCACTTCACCTCATAAAGGTTACTGGGAAAGATTTGGCCTACTGGGCTAGTCATTATCTATATTTTAAGGCAATACTGCCAGTAATTTGTCTTGCTTATATGAACTACAAAGCTCATATAACAAATCAGCTGCCTCTTCCTTAGTAAAGAAACAGTGGATACCAGAAGCACAAGTGACAGTAAAATTACAGTTCAATGGTTTTACAGGTTTAATTGAATAACCTTTTCTGTAATCAATACTTTCACCGCCACCCATACATTGAGATTTAACAGTAGTTACAGTTTCATCAATAGAAATACTTCTACTGGTGCAGCTTAACTTATAAATCTTATCAACTACAAAGCAGTCAGTTCTGATTTTACCTTGATTACCATCAATAGGATTGATGATAGTATATCTTGCAGGTACATGACCATATACAAAATAATAAAGACCACCTTGACCTTTTACAATCTTGTATACAGGTGTATCTTTAGAGGTAATAATAACATGCTCTTTGAAATCAAAGTCACCTGTTTCTTTAGTTGCTCTAAAGGTACAAGACATGTCTTCAATGTTAACTCCATTAAAATTACATTTAATGAATCTACCTGCCAAAACATGGCCTACCTTAACTTTACCATCAAAGTTACAATTGATGAATGACATATTAGTGAGGTCTCTGTTAATATCCTTAACAGCTTCTCCACTAACTATTGCATTTTGTAAACTACCAGTTGTACTGGAAAGGTTGCGATTTGCTATTGTATATAACATTTCTATATTTGTTTCAAGAAGATAATGCTAATAGCATAAAGATACTAAATACAAGTATCATTATTGCTAACAGTAACTTGGGATGACCAGCACCCCTACATCTATATACTCTCATACAAGTCTGAGAAATTCTTGGATTCCTATTTCAGTATTTTGTTGTCTCCAAGTTTGAGCTAAGACAGTACAATAGTCAAAGTACTGTTTATCCTCTGTTTGTGTAATAAACACAAACTGTCCATTTCTTTTTAGAGAAATATCCCACAAAGGTATCTTCTTCCTAGATTCAGCTAACTTAACTTCTAGAGTCAAATCTCCTATATCTAGTATCACCATTTGTAGTAAATTAGGATTTGTAATAACAGCTCTTTGAACTAATGCACTTCTTAACTTCAAAATTTTTGCTAGGATAGCTTCTTCAGTAGTCATTAAATGACAATCTGTTTAACTTTTTCAATGTGAGCTTGTGGATTGAACTCCAGTTTAGCTACATCATCAAACATTGCATATCCAAAGCCATAATAGTAGTTAACTCTACCATCATGTTTAATAGGAGTAGTACCATATGCAGCCATATCTACTGAGTAAATGTAAGGCATTTCATCTGCACTACATTTAGACAGTAATCTCTTATAAGCTTGTACATTACTACCCTGATTGCATTCATTGTCAGAAAGAATGAAAATTCTGTTATACTTGATATTGTTCCAATTCTTAGCTACTAAATCAAAAGCAGAAGCTAAGTTAGTACCACCCATGCTGGTATTTCTGAGACTTCTTGCAATCTCAAATACATTTTGCATAGGATTATAGGTACCTTCTCTTGCACCACTACCAAATACAATTAAATCACCACCAGTTGCTTTTAAAATAGTAGCAGCTACAAGTGATGCTTTATCCAGAACTGTATTTCTACCAGCAGATTTCTTTCTAAGGTCATATACATTACTCCAACCCATAGAGCCTGAGCAATCTAAGATAACCAAATTTCTACCTGGCAATGCAGGACCAAGATTAGTAGTAGACAGTTCATATCCTTTTATCAAGGAAGCAGCTATCAATTTACCAGTCTGAGTACTTGCAAATTCATCCATAACAATGTCATAGGCTACATCTATCTGTTGTGGCATAATATTACCTTCTCTGATTCTTTTAGCATCTTCTAACATTCCACAAAGTTTCTTGATAGAATTGATGTTAGCAGTCTTGAGAATGTTTCTTATGTTTCTAAGAGCAGCAAGAATACCAAGTTGATTGTTCATCAACATGTCATTCCAGTTTTCACTCTTAGCCTGGTCAAGAGCCAACTCAGCCTCTTGTGCAGATATTTCACCTCTTTTTACTTGTTCTGCTATTTCTTGTCCAGCAGCAGACTGTCTAGTCTCCCATGTATTAGCAGCAACATGCATACCAGTCATGAGAGCAGTTAATGACTTAACTCTTCTACCTTCAGCCTCAATGTCTTCTGTAACATTAGGATTTGGATGTACTAAGTTAGATATATCAATAACAGGCTTTTTATATTTAAACATCTGATATGGTGACAATGCTTCAATATAGTTCTTGAAACCTTTCTTCATTGCCATACTGAGTTTATGAGGAGCATTCATAGCGAAATAAATCATCTTAATCTCAGACATATCATCAGGTCTACATATACATCCACCTCTCTTGTTCTTTTTATCATAAGAACTGTAAAATCTCTTAGCCCATTCTCTTCCAGCAATGTAATCAGCCAATGCGGCTGCTGCTAAATGATTTACACTTCTTAAACCTTCTCCCTCCCATCTAGAATACACAATACATTGTGCAGCCAAATAAGGGTCTTTCCTTGCCACTTTTTCAACAAGTTCAATAACTTCTAGCATTTGTTGGTTAACACCTCTATAGTACTGTTGTTCTAACTTGAGAACATTCAGTGCTGATAAAAGTTTTAACTCATCTCCTAATGCATAAGCAGCATGTCCTTGTCTATTAACAGTGTTAGGAGCTTGTACTTTAGTAGTAGCAAGAACTCCTACATTCATTTTGCTAAATCTTGACATTTCTTTACAGAAAGAATAATAATTAGCTTACTTTACAGCATACTGCAAGTTGTCACCTAAATAACCAGTAAAGTCATTAGGGTCTAACTTTCTCTTCTCACAAATAGTTCTAAGTTGAATAAATGCCTCAGCATTACTTTGTGCTTGAACTACAATCATTTTCTGCTTATCCTGTGGATTATTCTTGTACAGGAAACGGTATTTCAGATTCATCTTTGTAAAATTTAATTATTGCTTCAGCAATTTTTACAAGTTCATCATTGGAAATCCAATCCCAACCATATGCAATTCCTTTGTTATCAACTACATATGCTTCATTTTCTTCCCAATCATAAAGAACCTTGTCAATTCTGACAGGCACAGATTTTGTACCAATCATTACAACTTCAACATCTTTTGGAAAGACAATACTTTCAACAACATTGTTGGTAAACAAACCTTCAATACTGCCTATCAAGTTTTCTCGATATTCTTGTATGTCTTCCAACTTCTGTTTAAAGATGCTAAGATGTCCTTTTAGAATTAAGTTCATTAGCTTTTTCAATTGTTTCTTCCTCTGTATCAAAGATATTTGCTGCAAGCTTTCTGTTGATAGATAATCTATTTATCTCAACATACACTTCTACTTCCATCTCTTTGTTTGTAAGATGAATATGTAAGTGAGTAATAGGTACTTTCTCAACATTATACTTGGTTATTATCTTATCCTTGTTTTCAGGTTCAGAAGATAAATAACTACAAGGTCTCACATAAAACAGCTCTTGACCTATACTGTATGGAACATCTATTTGCATTGACACATAGCATTTTTAACGCCTTTATCATTTAAAAAGGCTTTGATTATACAATGGTCATCGTTAGAGCCTGAAATCATGTTATAAAACTTCTGTAAGTTATCAGGTGTTTGCAGAAAGTAATATCCATTACCTGTTAACAAATGTTTGTTTTCAAAGTTCTGAACTACAAAATCCTTACCTACAACAAAGGTAGTTGGAGTAGCATCTAAACTGAAAGTATTAGCATGTTCAAACTCATTTACTGGCACAAAAGCAAACTTGTTGTCTTTTGCTGTTACTTCAAAAATATGGTTGATGTGAATTGCAGAAGCTCTTACTTTAAGTGGCCAAACATCGTATTCAGCCTCTTTTGGTAATGATACAAGTGCAATTGCCCATCTGTGACTACTAGGTCTACCTCTTAAAATTTTATAAAACATATATCAGTCTATATCTAAATTATTTTCTTTTACCAATCTTCTTGCTATCATAAAACATATGTTTTTAGGAATACTAATATGATTAGCAGAAGGTTTAGTATAAATGAAATGGTCTCCTTTCTTTCTGTCTAAGGTATAACCATTTTTAAGTAATATCCTTTCAAAGTCTCGAAATGATATGGATTTAGTTAGTACACTCAAGTGTTTCCAGAATTAAGTTCAATGCAGTTCCTATCATTTCATCTATGTTTTCATTTCTGGAATTACATACACTACATCTAACTGTATTCTGAATACCTTCACATTTAACACTAATCCAAACTGTACCATTAGGAACCTTACTATTACCACCAGTTTGACCTACATACCCTGTAATTCCAACTCCTACATCTGTATTGTAAAGGTTTCTAATTGAACTAGCCATTTCTTGAGCTACTTCAAGACTAACAACATCAAAATTCTCAATTGTTTTAGGATTTACCCATAAGATTTTCTCTTTAATCTCATTAGTATAGGACACAACACCACCTTTGAGATATTGGGAAGCTCCTTCAACTCTTGCTAAAGCATTAGATATACCTCCTGCCGTACAAGATTCAGCTGTTGCTATAGTCCAGGACTTACTTTTAAGGAATTCTCCTATTCTTTTTGCAGTTAATAAATCAGCACCTTTCATATCTTATATTTTGCTTATAAGCAGTTGTGACAGTTCAAGGTACTTCTCTAATGTCTTATCACCAAAGACTCTATCTAGTCTTCTTACATTTGGTGTAGATACTTTAGAAAAACCAAATAAAGGATTCTCTAAACATTTACAATATACAGTGTTTCTCTCAATAAAGAAACTTGTAATCTTAACTCTACCACCAGCCCAAAATTCACAAGGAAATTCTTGACCATTTAGTAAAAAGAAATTCAAGAAATCTTGGTACATATTATCACAGATAGATTTTCTTAGATGCTTGTAAGCATTGTGTCTATCTCCAACATCAGAAAGAAGTTCAACTGCTTTTTTTCTTTCTCTTGCATCCATGATAAAATTCTCCTTTGAATGAATACTCATCAAAGCCTAATCTATCTCTTGTTATTATGTCTTCACTTTCATGAAGTTTATTTTGTCTAGTCTTTTTCTTATACCACAAAGTATAATCAAAAGTTTTAGCACTTTCTTTTTCAGCTAACTTTCTAGAAAGAGCAGCTCTTTGGCTTTCTCCTTTCTCTTTAGCTTTAACTTTTCTCCATTCAGCTGTTCCAGGAACAACCACATGACTACCTACTAAAAGAGATTCTTTACAAAAAGCTCCTTGTAGATAATATCTAATCTCTTCAGGATATACAATTCTGTGAAAGTTACTATTACCTTCATCAATCCATAATTGAGGATGTGTTCTATAATAAGAAACAATATCTTCAATTACATCAGACATTTCCCATACCTCAAAAGACTTATCTAAAGGCCAATTTCTAAGCCTAAAATAATTCTCAACAAATTTCTGTTTGTCATAAGTATGTGTATAATAAGGTTTATCCTTTTTGAAAATCTTTACTTCTTTCCAATAACCACCAACAGTAATTGTCCTTCTTCTATGCTTAGATGTAGTTGGTCTTTTTCTGATAATCTTACCTTCTAAGTAATATTCAGGTTTAAAATAATAATAGTATTTAAGTCTAAAATTATCCCAGAATATTTTCTTATAGTCAAAACTATCCCAACCACTAGCAAACTTTTTACAGTACTCAGAAAAGACATCATCTACATTCTTACCTATACCTTTTTCAAGCATAGCATCAAGAACTGTATAAAGATAATGCCATTTTTCATCACCATGCCCCCACCATTTATGATAGCGAGTACTTTCTCTTACTGCTTTCTTACTAGAACTTCTTTGCAGATAATCAGCTTCTAAATCTCTTACCTTTGGCATAATAACTTTGTTTTTAATTAGTAGGGTAAGCCAGACTCAAACTGGCGACCACTAGTTCCCAAAACTAGCATTCTAATCAACTGAACTATTACCCTATTTTTGTGGGGTATTGTCTCAGACTCGAACTGAGGACCTCCTGTGCCACAAACAGGAATTCTAACCAACTGAACTAACAACACCACACAACACCCTATAAACTTACACAGTAAGAACTTAATCAGGTGTAAACACAATTAGGTATTACCCTTCTTGTGCATAGTTTTTAATCTTTTGCAGTAGAGTTTTGTCTAAGACAGTACTCTGTTTTACCAATTTCTATGAGAGCATTTTCATAAGCTTCTGTATAAGACTCAAAAGAGCCCTGTATAGAGGTTATCTGACCTTCAATGGTATATTTATACCTTTTAACAGGTCCATGCTCTCTAGACTCAAGAAAATGGTTAACAGTGACCTCCCAGCCTCTTTTAGCTAATGCATCAAGAACACTCAATATGTCTATAGAGGGTTTTAATGCAATTTCTGGATAAACTCTAGCAAGATATTTCCAGACTTCTGGTTTAATCATACAAAAAGTTTTCTTTTTCTACCGATAACAATAGACTGTGTTGTAACATCTTTTGTTACAGGAGCTTCTTTAGCAACTACTACAGAAGGGTTAGGAAGATTTCTTTGTTGGTCAAAGGATTCAAAAGGATTACTATAAAAAGCAACAGTTCCTCCTTCAGAAAAGAAGTCCATAAGATAATCCTCAAAGTTACAAAAATCAAAGTCATCATCCATAATGTCAAAACTACTATCTGGAGCAGTAAGTAGTTTTTCAATTTGACAATAGTCAATTGCTACAATATTAGCAATATCTTCTGGATGTAGCATAAGGAAACTATGAGAGAAATTATCACACTTATCTTCTACTTCATCAGTACTTTGAGCACAACAAGAAAACATGAATCTAGATGAGAAAGAGTTATCATAACTATCTGGTATATAAAATAAAATTTTACTACCATCAGTAAGAGTTGCACAAGCATATTCTGCTGTACCAATTTTCATCAAGATAGCATCTATCTCTTCAAAAGTTTTCATTTTGTTTCCTCCTTCTCAGGGAACAGTTGTGCATTTACTTTCTTCATAATCTCTAAGTCCTGCTTAGCCAGTTCAATATCAACAGACAGCTGATAGATTTTACTCATCAACTGGTTGGTATTTACATTCTGTACCTTCTTAGCAATGGACATAGTATTATCCTCACCAAGGTCAAGCAAACTAGAAAGTCTGTCTTCCATCTGGCGGATAGTTCTCTCCTTTGTCTGAATCAGCAAATCAGCATCAGCTTTTGCATTCTTCACAAAGTTACTTACTCTAGTTTGCCGCAAATCAGCGGCAGAAGCATTCAATGCCTTTTCAAAAGATTGTAAATTCATAATATATCTAAATTTTAAATGTTATTCAATAACAACTTCATAAATTGTTTTTGTAATTCTTTTATCAGATTGTACAAGATAATCTCCTCTTGACAAATCAACTTCAAAAGAACCTCTAGCTACCTTTACAAGTTTACTATGATTTAAATTATAAACATATGTAACTTGATTTTTGTCATTAGTTTTAATTTCAATCTTCAATACATCTTTAAAGATGACTGTAGATTCATTAACAACTTCAATTCTAGAATCTCTTTCAAACCATTTTGGTTTGTTAAGATTCTTTGTACTACCACATCCTACTAATGTAAATAGTACAAATAATAAAAATATAATTTGTTTTTTCATCAATACATAAATAATTGTTCTCTCATTAAAGGTTCCATATTAATCCACATATTGCGAGTTACAGGAATCCTTCTGAAACCAAAGATACATCCTTCCTCACAAGTATCAATATAATCTGCAATTACATTAACTTGTGCATCAGTAAGTTTCTTCCAAGTAGCAGGATGTCTTTCATCCCATCTGCCTTCAAACAACACCCAACCATTATGAAACTTAACCCAACCTTCCTTCTCTAACCATCTGTCAGATTCAGAAGCATAAGTAAATTTCATATCATACTTTTCTGCTATTTTATCAGCAATTTTACAGTGTAGCATGTTGCTTATCTCACCATTCATTGCAAACACCAGACCATCTGGATTTATCCATCCAGCATCATATTTGTCTTTAATGTTTACAGGTTCAATAGCACCCATCTTAGCATAATCAAGTTCAGCAGCTATAAAAGCCTTAATTGAATCTTTAACTTGGTCTCTTTCACTAAAATCAGAACTGATATAGTAATCAAACTTTATCTTCCAATCTACCATTTGATTTTCTAACCAAGGCTTTACACCAGCATCTACTCCAAGTTCTTGTAACAGAATTTCATTTACTTTGTAATAGTGTATACAATCAAGTCTATATCCTAAAAGGAACTTCATTTGATAGTATAACCTTCTAAATTTTTCATCATCACAATAATCTAGTAATGCATCAGTAAATAGAAATTCAGGAGTTTCAAGACTAGTTAAAGCTGCTAATAGCTTCATTGGAGTAAATCTAACATAAGCACCAATCTCTATATTAAGATTTGGTAACTTACAGTCATAACCACACAGTAAACAAATTTTCTCAAAGTTATCCTTTTCTACTTCTACTGTCACTGAATCATTCCTACAGATTTCCAGATTGTTCCAAGCTACTTGTAAACTACCACTTTGAGAAGTCTCTTTTAACTTGTTTACTTTTTCAGTAATCCAATTCTTAAAATCAATAGGAGTAAAATCAGGAAATTCCTCAGGACTATATTTACCTATACTAACTGTACAATCATTATTGCCTACTACAGCCAGTTCTCCTAGAAGAATTCTTTTTACCATTTCTAGTTCAATTCCTCTAAAACTCTTTAGATAGGTATCTATACATCCTTGATAATTTGCTTTTTGTAACAGTTTCTCAGTTGCTATATCATACAGGATTTCTCCTATATTAGTTCCAACAGTAAAATGTAATTCACTCATATATACATTAGTTTTGTAGGTTCTAACTGAGCTACTGCACAAGTATTAGGGTCTGCAAAGTTAATTCTACCATAGTCACAATGAAGTTCTTGTTTAAAGTCATATAACTTCTTTGGCAACCAGTTAGACATATCTTTACATTCATAATCAGTAGGTCTTATTGCAGTAATAAACTGTTTACCTCTACCATCTTGTACTATCCACATATCAAATAAATGCTATATGTTGCCCACAAATACCACAGATTCTTTCATGATAAATCCAAGAAGAAGTATCATATACCATATGCAACTTACATTGCTTGTACTTTAAGTAATACTCTACTCCTGCTTTTATCTCATCCTCTGTAGTTTCAATTAGTTCAGAGCCATCTACAAAGGGAATTTCAGATATTTGCTCTTCTGGAGTAAACAATCTTCCATCCCTTTTAGATTTCTCCACAAATAGTTCTTTACCTTGATATTGTGCCATTATACATTACAATATAGTAAAGCTAAACATTGTGTTTGCAAACTAACAACATCAGATGATGTAAGTACTCTTCTGTCAAAAGGTCTAGTAATAACATGTCTCCCACTTACAGTTTCAAGAACAGCTTCAACAGGATTTTCAAATCCACTTTGAGCAGATTTTACTTCATCCAGAACCTTTTTAAGTACTTCATCATCTTTAGTATCAACATCTATCAACCAAAATTTATGTCCTTTGATACCTTCAGTTTTCATAATTGCCGAATCTATGGTACCTCTTAAAGATATAATCTGTTTTGAAGACATTAAACCTTGTATATTGTCTGTTATAATGCTTAATAGTCTGAATAATACCTTGATTAAGTGTTTACTATTTAAGCAGACATATGCTCTACAATTGAACATATTACATAGTTGCTTTATCTCATCTACTTTCTCCAAGAAATGTTCCTTAGATTGGAAATGATAAGACTTAATAGTTCTCACTCTGTTGCTTCCTTTTACTGTGGTGTTACCATCTTTGTGTCTACTTACAACCCATACAAGTATAAGTGACCTTCCGCCTGGTTCAAAATCAAGTAAAGGAATAACTTTGTCAATATTATCAACAATTTTACTCATGACACATTTCAAACCATTTAGCAAAATCATGCAAAGTATCAAATCTGTAGATGTCCATACAATCTCCGTGTGTACAGAGTTCTGAAACATCTACATTTTTATTATATGGTGCTTTAATAAGTACACCATATTGAGCAGTACTTCCTTTAAAGTTCCAATCATTATCATCAATAAGATAATCTACATGAAGCAATGATTTATCTTTAAGGAAACATAATCCATCATAGGTAATCCCATGTTTGTCAAGCCATTCAATAGCTTGTTCTTTATTAAGAGGTGTTTTCTGGTAGGATATAATGACTATCTTACCAAACTTCTTGAGAATCTCTATTGCTTCTACAACATGAGGCAGTAAAGCAGCATCTTCAAAGATTTCCTTACTGTGTAATTGGAAGAACCAATCTCCAGCTTTTATACCAGTTTCAGTAAGAATTCTTGGAAAACTTTCCTCAACAACAAAACTATGAACATCATCCATTGTCTTATTGTCTTTGAATTCTCTATTATACACCTCTAACATCTTTGATAGAGTACTCCTAAGTACTTCATCAATATCTATTCCAAATATGTAATTCATAAGAGTTAATCAGCTCTAGTTGGAAATCCAACACAAGTATAGTAATGTCTTCCTTGTTTGTTATCTACAAGTTCATAGTAATAATCATCTGTTCCAACAATTGCTCTTGTCATAGTGCAGATTTTATCGCCAAAGAAAAACTTTCTTCCCTTGTTCTTCTCCACTTCTTTTAGAATTTTAGGAGCATTGACACATCCAGGATGAGTATCAATATAACTTTGTGTTAGTTCAGTAAAGAAGTCACAATGGTAAATAGAAGTATAACCTTCATATTCTTTCTTTAAGGCTTTTCTCTTCTCCACACATTCCTCTTCATTACTGTCATTTTCTGATTTGTTAATTGCTATAAGTTTTCTGATATATTCATCATACTTATCAAAAAACCTTTTCTCTCTTTCAAGATATTGTTCTAATGTCAATTCCATAATTGTAGCACCTATGGGACTTGAACCCACACAGCCATCACTGGCCACTAGATTTTCTTACTACTCTATGTTTCCATAGCCAAATAACTAGAACGATTGCATGTTCACCTAGCTCGTTTTGCATGGCTGTAAACTAATTATTTGTTGTAGTCTGGACTCTATCTTAACCTTATTAGAATCTTGCAAGATGTAAATTAGATGTTCACTGACCTAGCGGTTTACCCAGAATGCATATGGTTCTCTAATTTACAATTCTAACTTAGGTTCCTCCTGTATAGTCTCTACACACTGTCTATTATCTCAATTCTTTCAGGATGACATATCATCAGTCTCTTCTTCCATTTTATTGAGACCTATCATTGAGTTTTAACATTGGCTCGGTATTAACATATTAGAAAAAGAAAAACTCAGCGAGGATGCAGGATTGTCCAGAGATTCGTGAAATCTTCTTCAAAACTTACACTTTCTTTTTTATTCTAACTTAGTCTTCACCGAATTAGGGAGGTTCTACTCTATAAGTTTCTTTATAAGCACTCAAATTATAGATAAAGTCTAGCGCGTCTGCCAATTTCGCCAAGGTGCCCTGTAACTTACCAGCTAATCTTTATCCTAGCAGCAGTTCCTTGACCTATTAAAATTGAATAATTCTGACTTTTTAAGTGTTCAATTGTATCATTATCAAGTAAATACTTATCAACAAACACATAATTTAAGCCAAAATTACTTGCAGCCTTAATAAGACTATTTAATGTTTCATTCATGCAAATGGTAAACCTTTTATGATTATATTAAGTGCATATTGTATTCCTGCTTCTAATGCAGAATCATAGTCAGGATATAAAGCAATACACTCAACACCAACATTTCCTATGAAAGCTCCATAAGTATTAGCTGTCTCTTTCTCATTTGGAAAGAAATTCTTGCAGCCATATACCTCAATATGGTGAACTTGTTGTAACCATCTTTGAGCTGTTGCCAAAGTAGGTGCAGAATATTGGTCCATATACGCAGGAGCTGCATTACAATCACACAATACAATCCTATCCCTATCTACAGAATATTGATAGAAAATACCATGCTGATAGTAAGACATACATTCAAGATTGAAACCTGCTTCTTTCAACATTTTAGCAGTTTCAAGACTCACACATTTATCCCATACCATTTTCTTTCTGTATTTTATGTTTATATGCTGTTGTAAGCCACATACAAACATTATTACCACCTATAACTTTCCTAGCTCTCCATTTTTTACATTCAGGGTGCCAGATTATACTGCTAAATCCAGGAGTACCATATTCCTCATTTATGGCTAATATAAATTCTTTCTTAGTCATAATTACCCACAAATTTTAACTGTTATTTTTATTGTACTATTTCCCAATCTTTTGCTTTAACATCATCAAGAGAAAATCCTTCACCTATATGTAACAGTCTAATACCAGAATCTTCTTTAATCATTAACCTAGTTAATGTACCATCTGTAGTTTCAAGCCAAAGATTTTGATTCCAAGATACTCTACGAATTTTCTTACCATTAAGAAAATCTGGTAAAATTTCAAATAAAGTTTTCATGTTTATTCACAAATTTTAATGGTCAATTCCACTTTAGTAGGTTCTTTATCTTCCCATTTGACTTCAGGAAATAAATTAGAATCAATTACCTTATCTTTGTCATTTTCTAAATACCACCATCCCTTAGGATTTTTATGTGGTTTGTAAAGATATAAGTATATTCTATTCTCAACTTTATCTCTTGCTATCCAAGCAGTAATTGTCTCTTCCATGATTATTTACAATCTAATAAAATATTATTATTAAATATTTCGACTGTTTCTACTGGAAGTGCACCAGAACATCCACCATCACCAGTTGCAAAATGAACTTCTTTGTCTGGATTTTGCAATAAAATTTCTGCTAATTCCTTAGCTATCATAACTTATTGTCCTTTCTTTAATTCTTTCCATCTACTCCAACATGCCACTGTCTGCTCCATGTTTAAAATAAATGGACATTTTTCCCATCCAGTATTCCACATTAGGTTAGCAACAAGTCTCCCAAATTTTTGATTGCTTGTCATAACTTCATTTTCTCTTTGGATTATTCCAATAATTATATGTATCAACACTATCTGTTGACATACCACAATTAGGACAATAGTTTTCATTGCAGATAACCCTACCACACTTAATACAATGGTCTTTAGGAACTTCTAAGTCCCAAATACATAATCCTAATATCATAGTGATTATGCAAATTCCAGCTATCCATGCAAATGCTTTTAGACAACCATCAAGCATATCTAATCCTAATTCTGACATAATTATTCTCCTTTTTCCAAAATTATTTCAAGTGCTTTCTTTATACTTGCTTCTTGAGCTTCTTCATAAGTATAAAAATCTTCTCCATAAACACCATCTTCTAAACTTTGATGTTGTTTGGTAATTCTAAACATCCAAGACTCTTGTGATGATGAAAAGATAGTTATATGTAAATGATGTACTTCTCTTAACCATCTTTGTGCTACATCGAGAGTTGGAGCTTTTGCATAAACAGACTCTTGATAATGATAATTAGAACAGTATTCTATAGAACCACTATAGAAGACATTTTCTTTATAGAAGCCTTGACAATTCCAATCAAATCCTGCCTGTTTAAGAAGGTTTGCAGTATCTAATGATACATGAGGTTCATGTTCCATAATCAATTCTTGTAAATTCTTTTCCATTCTTTTCTAAGCTTAAATCCTGCACATTGATTTAAACTGTTATGTATATGGAAATTCTCACACATATAAAACAATGGACATTTTGGAAAGCATACATCAAAAATTCTACTCATTAGAATATAAATCTAAATATTTTGACAATGCCTTCTAATCCTTCAGCAACAAAAGCTATTATAAGAAGAATTGCTAATATACCTAAACCAATTACATCTATAGCTAAAAGAGCTCCAGAAAGACCTCCTAAATGGTTGTCCATCCACCATTTAATTCCCCACTTTTTACTTCTACTATACTGAGCTACTTCATGTAAAATAGCAATCAAATGTAAAAGTAACCATAAAAATAGTAATCTGTATATCATATTAGCCATATTTTGCTTTTAACTTCTCATATTGAGCTCTTTCATTTGCTTCAATACACTCTTTTCTCTTTTTCTCAAGAAGAAGTTCAGATTGTTTTTCCTCCTCCTTAATTTTTTCTATAGTTGAGATAAGTTCTTCTTTTGACATCCAAAGATATTCAGCAGGAAACCAAAGTTCAAAATGCTCACATTCTCCCATGCAACAATTACCATAACCACTACCTGTTACATTTATATCAAGTGTGTTATTTTGATTCTTATATACATAAAGAGTACAAGCGTCACCCTTTACATAATTAGCAGCCTCATACTTTTTACATCCACCAAGAATATCTCTGATTTCTTCAACTCTTTGTTCAAGTGCTAACTGCAAATTAGCAAGTTGTAATACTTGTTCTTGATTCATAATTATTCTTTTTGGTTTACTACTTTTTCAAACTCTTCCATAAGTAAGTTAAATTCTTTATTAAGAACTTTAAGAGAGTTTATCATGACAGAAGTGTCATCACTTATGTGATTCAACAGTTTGTGGTTATGAATCCCAGTTCTGGAATCTTCCAATTGCTGTTTGAAGAACTTTTGTTTTTGTTCTTCAATTTGTACTTCTTTTTCAAGAATTTGTTTATGTTTCTTGATTAAATCTTTACACTGTTTTATGTTCGGTTTCATAACTCCATGCACTATTGATTTGTTTTTCAACTTCTTTTGCAAATCTAGTTTGAGGTTTAAGAATATCAATTGCTTCATTGATTGTCTTATGTCCACCTCCAACTAACATACTTGCCCTATTAAGATAATAAAGAATATTGTTTATTTCATACTCTTTTTCTAGTTGAGCAGATTCTCTTGCTGTTATAGAAAAAGATGGATTAAATATTGCATTAGCCATATTCCTTATTTAATTTCTCACAAAACTTATCACATCTCTTTTTTGAGAAGAAACATTTAACAAAGAACTTAAAGAAATCTCTTATATCACTAAAAGCACTATAAGTTCCTGTTAAATCATAAGCTATTGTGTTATATGAACATTTATTATTCCTACATGAACAAAGTGGATAATATACTGTTATCATACTTGACTTTCATTTGGTTTATGTAATGGTATAATAACCTGTTTTGGTTCTTCTTCTTTCTCTTCAGGACCATTTACCATGACACAAATTATATCATAGTATTCCTTATCAAGCTTACCCTCATTGTAAGCTCTTTGTATAACAGACAATAGAGTTTGATTGAAAGTAAGTGCTATATTTAATTGATTCTGAAGTTGTTTGAGAGCTGCTTTGTGCATATTCTCTACATTATCTAGAAAATTTGCCATAGTATCCTCAAACATTTCAGAAAGTGTTCTACCATCAAACATTTAAATACTTATTTGTTACTTTATAGGTCTTCTTACCAGAAGTAATTTCCCTATAAGAGATTATCATAGGTACAACAGATTGCTGAGGCTTTGTTCCTTCATATGTAATTGTATCTACATCTAGAATTAAAGCTTGAATGTCATCTCTCTTTGTTACCTTATGATAAATGTAAAACGTTGTTTTTGGGAATCTGTTCTCATCAGTAATATGAAGTACTTGACTTTCTTTCAATTCTTCATATAACTTATCAACTTTTTCCATTTTCTTTTCATCCTCATAAACTAACATTGCTGGAAGTCCAACCATGATAAAGATGAGGATAATCAAAATTACTACATTACTCATACCTCTGAATAATCTTCACAAGTTGGTGCTAAATCTAATCCTTCCTGCCTTGCAGGACAATGATAGTCATGCCAACAATTTTTACATGTTCTTAATTTACTCATGTGCCTCCACTAGAACTCGAACCTAGGCTCCTCTGATTAAGAGTCAGATGCTTTACCAACTAAGCTATAGAGGCTCCTTATTTAAAAGCCTAAAGGAGATAAAGCTAATCTAATAGTTCTATCTCCTAATATAAATTTGGCTTGTATTGCTAGGTTAGCACTTTTAAAGACAACTGCATCAAAATCAATATGATTAAACATTGCTGGTTTTACAGTAATAGGATTACATCCTGCAAGATAATACACTTTTGTACAGGGTTCTGGTTTCCAATCACCGTTCAAATAATTAGCAACATTGATGAGTTTATTCTTTGCAAGTAGTGCTTCTAAATTAGACTTATGTAAAGAATTATTTGGAGCAACTGTTTGACCTTCAAAAGGTGTTCTATTATAATTATTTAGAATAGTACCTCTGAATGTAATGTATACTCCTCTATTATTCTTAAACATTTCTTTAGCAATATCTTCATATGTTGGAGATTTTAATTCTTCCTCAGTAAATGCTTGTAAAGCTACTGATTTAAGGAAACCTCCTTTATTGTACCACTCTTTAGCAGTTGTAAAACTAATTTCAACTTGTCTTGTAGTATCACTTTCCATCTGAATCTAGATATTTATCTATACTTTCACTTAAACTTCTTTTAAATGCTTCAATAGCTTCCTTAAAAGATTCTTTGCTAATAATTTTTATGTTATCAGTTGAGCTAAGTGAAAAACAGCTATCATCAACAAAACTATATGCACTTTTGCCTATTAAAGTATGTCTTTCTATAATACCAAAAGATACATAAAAAGAACAACAATTAGGGTTAAGTTTCATTACTTCTGTTACAAGGCCATAATAAGTCTCACCTTGTCTTTGAACAATAATGTAATGTCCTTTATATTTATCATTATATTCTTGTGCTTGAACTGCTCTTAACTCGTTTTCAACATCTCTTAAAAATTCAGTTAGTTGTTCTTTCTTTTTAAGAAGTTTACTGATTTTTTCATTAGTTACATCCACAATTAACAAATTTTATTTTCTGTAAGACAAGCTGCAACAATATTTGCAAAAGTTTTAGGAGTAATATACTCTACAGTATTTGAATCTTTGATAGAAATACTGATTATCATATCAAAATCTTTTTCAAATACATACTTATAACCTTCTTCACCATGACCTGGTACATTGCATACAACTGTTGTAAAATGGAACTGTACAGCATTTCTCAAGTCATCTGTTACAATCTTGTCTACAAAACCATAATAACTATCTCTGTGACCTCTAATAGCAATTAAAGCACCACCTTGTTTGTTAATTTTGTCTATTTCCTTGATAGTCAAAGATTCTACATCTTTCTGTAACTTATCAATTCTGTCTTGTAATATTCCAAACATATTAGCTATTTTCAATTGCTTCAAGAATACTTAACTGTATCTCTACCTCTAACTCATCAAGTTCAATATAATCATTATCTCCTTCAAACTTGAGATAGATGATACCTTCACCTGACATTTGATACATACTAATGACTGTAGGCTTTTCCAATTCACTAAGTCCACAATCTTCAGAAGTAGAAATAATAAAGTTACAGTCTAATGGATTATTTTCATCATGAAACATGAGCATTCTAGATAAGTATTGTCTAATACTCTCAACTAGTAACTCATAAGTCTTCATAATATTTTCATATGACTGATTTTGTGCTCTAACTATTATATCTAAGTCTGCCATAATGTTTTTAAATTTAGTTGCCCTTGCAGGAATCGAACCTACCTACCCAGAACCAAAATCTGATGCACTACCACTATGCTAAAGGGCAATCACTTTATCCGTTTAAAGCTTTAAGAACTTTATCAGCTTCAACAGCCTTTTGTTGTTTAATTCTTGCTTTCTTTAAAGCTTCTAGTCTAGTAGATATATAAAATCTTCTAGCTTTAGTAAGAGCTTCTTTGACTTTTTCTACAGAATCAAAGCTACTGTAGTTATATCTTTCTGTATTCCACTCTAACCTTTCTGTAGGCTGCTTACATCGCCAAGAATCATCCATATAGATTCTTAAAAAATGTCTTTCTTTAAAATAGTTGTCACAAACTACTGCCCAACTATCTAAATCCTGATTTACAACAGCACAGACATTTTTCTTAGCTTCTTTTCTAAGCTTCTTTAACCAATATATATTCATGATTGTAACACTTTTGTAAATACCATTTCTCTAGCACAAATTTGGCATCTGCCATCAATTGCATATCTTGTAAATGCAGGAATATATCCTTCAAGAATTACAAAATGAGCAATTTCTGTATTTTCATTAAGAAAGTTAAATTCATCTTCTGCCTCTAAATGAAATTTTCTGAGTTCTGCCATTGACTTTGAAGCAAAAGCAAATACAAATCCAGGACCATATTCATAACATTTATAATATTTAATGTAATGTGGTGAATTATCTGTAATGCTTTTCTGTATAAAAGGTAAACATTTAGAAATAAATCCACTTTTATATGGAGACCTATAATGATTATCTCTTTCTACAACCACTTTATATACAGGTATTCTTTTCAGAGTAAACCTGAATCTTCTTGTATCAAGTAAACACATATTTTTGTTGTTTTTAGTTAGCACATGTGGAAGGACTCGAACCCACAACAACTAGTTTTGGAGACTAGCACTCTACCAATTGAGCTACACATGCATAATAGAAGGGCAGAGAGAAACTAATCCCTCTACCCTATAAATTGTTATCCCAGAGCCTATGCAGAAGCATAACTGCAAACCCCAGTAGCACATCTCTGCACTGTCACTTTACAGAAGAAATAAAGCTCAACACAGCCTTACTTTTTAATATGTCTGGAGATATACTTATAACAATTGGCACTTTACTATACAAACTTCACTATTGCCAATAGTGAGTTACCTTAACTTTCTCATAGCCATACATTATTTGCTTACCCCGCTAAAATATATTAGGTACTTTTGGGCTATGGATTTTTTTCTTTTGGCAGGAACTACAAGGCTACTTGTTCTTTTAAACTCTACCAGGACTCCTGGGCACACCATCCTTAGTCCCCTTTTGTAATAGGGAATTACTAATTCAAGATACACCAAATAAGTATTAAAATTTCCTGTTAGGAGAGCACAGTATTCATATATTTTTTCTTTACCCTATGACTGGGTGCAGTCCCTATGGACAGGCTCATGTATGCTTGTTTCTTTACAGAAAGGCTATGAGCCAGCAATATTTCAATGAACTTTTAGCAACTTTAAAGGCAAATAACCTGGTCCAGCTTCTCTGCTCAAAGCTCCTGTTATAGGGCTATAGAACAGATACTGCTCATTGATTATTTCACAAACTTGAAGTAGGGAATCATATCTTGGAGATTGTATGCAATCTCCTACATGTAGTTCCATACCTTCTTCAGTTTCAGCTGCAAAAGTATACTGCCTTAGCCGTGAAGCTTGTTGTTCAGGTACTGGTTGCTGAACAAATACTACCTTTATTGTTATCATTGCTATTCTTTTGGCAACTGCCAAATCTCAATAGTAATATCAAGGTTTTCAAATGCTGCTAGAACCATAGAATGTACTACATTCCAGTTAGCACCACCTCTACAAGAACTCATGAGATAAGGCATTGCAATTGTTCTTATTTTGTTTTCTTCACAGATTTTTGCCAATTTAACTAGGCACATCCACAAAGCATCATAACTTGTAGGACATCCTATACTCAAGAAAGAATGCTCTTTTTGGTATAAGTCTTGAGCACACAAATTTGCAATGTAAGGATAGTTTGGTTCTTCCTGTCCTTCTACACATTGTTCATGCTCAACAACCTGTACAACACCTAGTTTAAGGCCACCTTGTTGCATAAGAACAGTGTATTGTTCTTGTACATAAGGCCACTTGTGTGCAATAGCAGCAGCAACTCCACTCCCCATTACACCAGCATCATTTACTTGGTGCATGATTATCTGTGCTTCTGAATCTAATAGATTTCCTGTCCGATTAACTACAGTCATATAGATGATGTTTTTGAATATAATCAGCAACATATTTAGGAACAAGTGTTTTCCATTCTGGATTACACTCATCAATACATTGTCTGATATAGGTTGAACTTATATTAGAAGGAATTTCTGACATTTTAGTAATACTTCTAGCTAGAGTTAATCCCTCAGGAACTTTCATTTCAACTCCTTCTCTAGGTATTACTACAATATCAAACTGATAAAGTATGTCTTTAAAACATGCCCATTTAGTTATTTGTGCAAGACAATCTGCACCTATAGCTAAATCAATGGAATAATCAGAATACTTAAGAGATAGATGCTTTAGGAAATAGTAAGTATATTGAAATAATGGCGATGCATTACTATCAAAGATGACTTCTACTCTTTCATCTCCTATTACTCTTTTTATAGAAGTTGCAGCCATTTCAAATCTGTCTGCAAAACACACATTAAACTCCTTAAAAGGACTTGCAAAGCTTGGAGCTACAATTACCTTATTATAATAGTACATACCATTGGTATCTCTTCTATCTAAGAGCATTTGTATTGCTTCTATATGTCCATTATGTATAGGATTGAAAGAACCTCCATATAAGACAGCTCTTCCTCTTATAGTTCTGATTTCCATTGTTTTAAATCCTCTAAATTAACTCTTCTAAATATCTCTCCATCTGGAGATGTAATTTCAGGAAGCCAAGTTCTGAACAATATCTTAGCATTTAACTCTTCAGCAAAATGTTCAATTGCCCTCAAACTAATATCAGTTTCAGTAACATAGTTAGCTCTATCTTCTTGTTTTAAAAGAACATATAGTCTATTACTACATTCTGAAATCCTCAATCTAGCTCTTGTATTGTGTATAAGTTCTTGTAATGCATCCCAATCTTTTTTACCTTTTGGACAAATGGAAATTCCAGTTATACAAGGTAAGGTATGTTTTTTCAAGTAATAGAGTAACTCATAACCTGAAGTATAAACATAGATATTCTTAGCAAAAGAACTTATTACATTTACAATCCCATAAAGATTATCTAGAAGAAAAGGTTCACCACCTGTTAAACAAACAGTTTCCACTGTAGACAACTCCTCTTTTGTTATAAAAGGAATACTGTCTACAGTGTAGTTGTTGTTACAGCACATAGGACACTGATTAGTGCACTTGTCTGTAAGAAATAGATGAGCTACTTTTGGGTTCATGGTACAAAACTCCTAATTAGTTCATAATGTCCAAAAGCCCAATCATACTCACCTGCTTTAGCTACTGGTATCCACATAACTTCATCTACCTCATCTGGTTCACAATGCTCTTTAGATAACATCTTCACAGCAGGTGAATCAGAACCAAGATATGCAGTAAATTTTACTGTTAAGTTTTGTCTACCTTCAGGTACATCATCTATACCTGCAAATTGAAGTTTATCAGCAGGTACAAGAACTCCTGTTTCCTCATAAACTTCTCTTATAATAGCTGTTTTGAGGGTTTCATCATAATCTAGGTATCCACAAGGACAAACCCATTTACCAACATTATCAGGACAACCTGGTCCTCTCTTATTTGCAAGAACTAACCAATTTCCTTGACTATCTTTGGTGAAGATGAAACCTGCAACTGCTACAGACCTACTTATCCAGTAGGTTTTTCCTTCATGTTCTACTGGAAAATTTCTCATAGACCTAATTTATAAATAGCAGTTTTTACTTCCTCATCTGCTCCCATTACTTTACCAATGTCATCAGAAATCTTTACACAATTTACCCATTCTTGTCTTGGGTTCATTCTGCAATGCATTAACTTCATGACAATATTTCTAGGCTGTACACCTTCAATATCATTGGTAAGATTAGTGCCTATACCAAAGGAAGCTTTTATCTTTCCTTTACAGTATTCAGCAATTTGAGCAGCTTTTGGAAAATCCAAAGCATTAGAGAACACTATAGTTTTTGTGAGTGGGTTGATACCTAACTCATCATATCTAACTAGTGCTCTCTCAACAAAGTCTTTCTCATCTCCAGAATCTTGTCTTATACCATCAAACAATTTTGCATGTTGTAAAGAAAAATTCTTGAAAAAGACTTTAGAAGTATAGGTATCAGTTAAAGCAATACCAAGATTGCCATCATAAACCTTTACCCAGTTTTTATATGCCATGTAGTTAGCCTCATTGTAACCATACATAGCACCATGAAACATTACCCATTCATGTGCTACAGTTCCAATAGGTTTCATGTCATATTTCATTGCAAGATGTACATTTGAAGTACCGACGCAGGATGTAGAGTTCTTACAAACAGCTACAACTGTATCTTGTACTTCATAACTATATCTTCTTCTGGTACCAAACTCAGAGAATTTAAATCCTGCTTCTTCAGCAATCTTACATTTCTCTTCAGTTTTTCTACATATCTCTTGATACTGGTCAACAGTTAGAGATTTACCATAGATTTTATAGTATGTTTCTGCAACTGTATAGAGAATAGGTACCTCATACAGAGTAACTTTATAAAGTTTATCTGTAACTTCAATCTTCAACTCACCATCTTTCTCAAGGGAAAGTTTAATTAAGTTTGGATTAAAATAGAAAGACTCTAACCATTCCCAATACCACTCAGGAATGTATGGTATGTTTTGTACACACCATTGTCTCTCTGCATTAGACAACATTCTTTCTGCCAGTCTATGTAACTCTTGTTGCAAAGCGGTTACAAATTTAGCAGTATACTCTGTTTTACCTCTATCACAGAAAACAAATGTACCCTCTGCTTCAGGAAATAACTTCATATAAGCATAGCTCATGCTAAACTTATAGAGGTCATTATCCAACATACTTGCAGGGTTTATTGCTACCATAATATCACAACCTTTTCAATTTCATGAGAATATATCCCATTTGTTGTAAACAATTTTGTTACATTACTTAGAATGTATTGCCAATTCTCTGTATTATCTTCTATAAGTTTATTCTCACAGTGGGAAGCATATACATAAATTGGACAATTCACTTTTTCCCTGATATTTGCAATAGTCTTACAGATGGTACCACCTGAGGATAATATGTCATCAATAATCAGAACAGGAATACCTGTCTCCAATGTATCTACTCCATATAGCTCCTGGTCTTGCAAAGTGCCAGTTTTCCAGTCTCTTGATTTGTTTCCTATTACCTTTCTAAAAGGCTTTAAGATTTCAAGAGAACTGTATCTATCATAAGCACCTCTATCAGGAAATACAATTGTAACCTTACTGAATTTATCATCAAACATCCCACTATGTATAACATCAAGGGCTTCTTTCAATGATACATCAGTTGGTATTTTACACATCCTATCAACTAGAGCATCAGTTACTTTTGAATGAGTATCAAAAACTGTTACACTTTCAAACTGTAAACTGTTAATAACATTGCAGAAATACTTAAGGGTAAAGACATCTCCTCTTTCTTCTACTCTGTCCATTCTAGCATTAGGAACATACAACATTTCCAGAGATATAGTACAGTCTTGATAATTATCTCTGAGATAACCACAAACAAATATCAATGTGACTAATTCTTCATCACAATGATACTTCCATACTATATGAAAAGCATTTACACCAAAATCTGGCATATTTATCTTTTGAGTACCATCCTGGAAATGTTCTACCTTTACAGGTATTTTGTTGACGAAAAGCATTGAATAATTATGTAGATTATAAACATTAAAACAACTAAAGTTCCAGTAATCCACAAAGGACTAAATACCCACCACCAATTCCAATCAATTTTCTCTGTCACCTTAGCAATAAAGAAAGCAATTGTTAAAATAAGTGGAAGATTGAAACTTATAGTTATATTTGTTTTAGCATTTTCACTCATAAGAAAAGAAACATTGAAGCGAAACCAACTGTTACACCTGCAATAAAACTTGCCATCTCAACAATATTGTCCATATCAAATAATGTTTATGTGGCAGCTTCTCATTGTCTCAATAGCTGCCTCTTTCTTTTCAGGAGTTACACCTGCTGTCAGTCCTTCATAGACATACACTTCTGAATTAGGGTATAATGTCTTGAGAACAAGAGCATTGGTAACAACACAAATATCAGTACAGAATCCTACTAAATAGAACTCTCTTATTTCTGACTTATCTGAACCAATTATTTGTTCCCAATTGTTATAACCAAATGTATGTTTGTTTATAAACTTTTTAGGAACTTGACAATTGTCAAGAGCTTCCATAATATCATCTCTTAGACACCAACCAGCAGTTTCACATATACAATGTAAAACAGGTAAATGTTTACCTTCTACTGTGACATCATAAGATTGCCTATAATGAGTATCTCTTGTAGCAAGAATATAGTCAAAACCTTTTTCAGAAATAAGCTCAGGTAATGTTTTAGCAATGTCTTTTGCAATTGCAATAGACTCTTTATTTGCCAAAACACCACCTTGTGCACAGAAATCATTTTGACAATCAATCAAAATAAGAACCTTTCTCATTGGAATCTTGGGTCTTTAGCCATACCTAGAGACATTATCTCTACATTGGTAGGCTTTTCAGTTAAGTCAAACAACATTTCAATTTCAGGCCAGAAGCAAGGCATACTTGCCATTCTATAAATCTTGAACTTGTTTGCTTCAAACTTTTTGTTAATCTTTTCAATTACTTCAGCACTTCCTTCACCTTCTCTGATATAGGTGTCTATATCTTTGTAAGTGATTCCAAGTGTTTGTTCATCAGATGTACCAACAAGTCCATCTTCAGGAACTTTCTCAACAAGTTCAGCAGGAAGTCCAAGTTCATGTCCAATAGCTTTTACTTCTTGTACAGTAAGCATACATAATGGTGATACATCTCCTGCACTATCTCCATCAACAGTTGCATAACCAACCCAGTCTTCAGATAAGTTAGAAGTGTTAATCAATCTGCCATTATTTGCTTGTGCTACATATCTTAACATAGTCATCCTAATTCTAGGAGCTAAGTTAATTCTTGCTTGCTCAGTTACTTCATTAAGAGTATTGTGTACATTTGCCATCTTATATCTATCCTGGAATTCTTCAAAGATAGTCCCAATAGGAATAGACAGGTTCTTGATTCCAAGAGTTTCACACACTTTCTGTGCTATATTGAAATCATGTTGAACACCATTTGGCAACAATACACCTATGACTCTTTCAGCACCTAAAGCTTTTACACAGAGTGCTGCTGCAATAGTAGAGTCTTTACCTCCTGATATACCTATTACAGCATTACATCCTGGTCCATTTTGTTCAAACCAAGATTGTAAATACTTTATAAGAGCTTCAGTTGTTTCTTTAGCTAAAAACCTATATTTCATAAGTCTATATTGTTAGTTTATATTTATTTACCCACTCATTAAAGTGAGTGGGTCGGTAACAAGATTAAAGGATAAAAGAAGCACAGGCCAGCACACCATCCTGGTAACGCTTGCTACCATTGTCCCAGAGAGCATAGTCAGCGTAACTCTGGTACACATACCAGGCATTAGACTGGTATCCTTCTCTAGCAATACTACTCCAATAATAACCATATCTGATTACTGGAATACCCATTACTAGATAGCATTTATTTATTTCCTCTAACCAATTGTTAAAGAATACCATGTTAAGTTCTATCTTACTAGGAACATACCATCTACCTTTACCAATAGAACCATAACTTAAGTTAAGTGCTCCTTGTGCAGCAGGTGAACCTTTAAAATAAGAGAAAGGTTCTCCTTGAACAGTATATTCTTTATCTTTTAGAACTTCATGCATTCTTAAAGTAGCTCCAAGACCACTGATAGTTTCCACATCAGTAATGAGTCTTTCATTACTTCCAGGAACTCCCCAAGCAGCTCTAAATGGAGGAGCAGGTGGTAATATAATACCATAATCATCCTTCATTACAAGAACTCCTTGAGGTTCTCTGTAGTCTTTCCACTGACCCCGCTCAAAGGGTTCCATATAAGTGTCTAAACAGAAAACACCACTTCTCATACATCTTTTTGCCAGATTGGCTCTTTGTGAAAAGAACTTTTTGTTATTTTTATAGGATTTCCCAAAATTAAATTCTTTGAGAAACTCTCAGGAGGATACAACCAGCATTTGATTTTATTTTGTTGTTTAAGTAAGTCATAGAAATGTGCTCCAAAAGCTATTTTAGACCAATTTAAATTTTTACTTAACAAATACTCAAATTCTTCTTGTGTATATTTGCAAACACTTCTACCAGAAGGCATAAGTGGTAATAGAACAAAATACAATATATCATTTACATATGGATATACTTCACTGACAAATTTGTCAACAGAAGCTTTATCTGAAATTATGTAATGAATGTTAATGTTAATGTCTATACCTTTTAAATTATCAACAGCTTTCTTCCAAGTCTTATTGATATTTTCATTCCAAGTGTTTGCACTTACAGCTACACCACCACAGTACTTCTCTGTTGCTTCCAACAATTCTTTATTGTCTTCAGAAGCTAGAGTTATACCATTGGTAGTGTAGTTAGGTACTATTCCTAAGTTATATATAGTTTGTAAGAAAGGAATGAATTCAGGATGAATTGTTGGCTCACCTTCACTCCCTATTGCTATTTGAAAAGGTTTGGAATTTTCATCCATCTCTCCAAAGAACTTTTTTGCTTTCTCACATACATCCTTATAGAATACACCTGTATGTAATGCATTAGTATAACAGAAAGGACATTCTAGATTACACTTAGTACCAAGACTTACATCATAAAACTCAGAACAGATAGGTGGTAACTCTTGAGCTACTCCTTGTCCTAATCTTACTGTTTTTAGATTTTGCCATATAGCATTATAGTTATATTCTGAAAAATTCCTCTGTTTAATACCAAAGTGAGTAAAATCTTTCATAATTAACAACTGTAACTAGATACAACAGACAGATTATTTCTAATCCAATCAATTGAATGTCTTCTATTATGGTCAATTCTAATTTGTAAGAACAAACCATTTTTCTTATCAACATTACCCCTGAAATGTCTTTTAACATCATGAGCAATATCTTTATAAGAAAGTGTAGTGACTTCACATTCTGCTGCATCACCTGAAGACTCATCAAGTCCTAACTTGTATAAAGCTTCATCATATTTATCCCAGTTATTTTTACCTCTACTACAGTATTGGTTCCAAAGCTCCTCTCTCTTTTTATCATCATTATCCCAAATTTCCTGTAATTTCTTAGCAACAATAGTACTAGTAAATTCTTGTTCAGGATTTGCAAATGCTACAAAGAGTTCAGATGAACTATTGGTTATTATGTCAGATATACTTTGAATAGGTATAATGAATGTAATCATCCTAAATGATACCTTTCTGCTACTTCCATTAACTTTTCTTGATAATCCCAATTAGGATTCTCATCCTTAGAGAACAAAAGAATTCTGTCACCATTCTTTTCTCTTAACATAGAAAGTCCAGAATCAGTTATTTGAGGATACCACCACATATTAAGAGAACCTCTGAATTGTTCCATATGGTGTGGTAAAAACTTCTTATAACAATCATCTGCATCTTTGTAGAAATCAGAGAATTTTACATCAAGATTCCAATTCTTTTTAAGGAACTTAGTTATTGCAGATTTATAAGTCTTAGCTCTCTTTTTAGCATACTCAATGGGGTTTCCATCTTCTTCTCTATAGTATGTACCATAATCCTCAATATCTGAATAAGCCATACTATAATCAAAGTAGGTTTCAACCTCTTCATCATCTGCATCTCTAAGGAGAACTGGGTCATTATACTCAGTTGACCAATTAGGATAAATACTATCAAGAATTGCTATTACTTCTGCAACAGTATTTTTATTGTCAAAAACAAACAGTTCACTAGAACTATTAGTAATAACATCAGAAATACTTTGAATATTAAAAACAAATAATGTCTTTTTCATTTGTTTAAAAATTCTTGTACAACTTCTGCAACTAATTTGCCATCAGCATTAGGAAGTGAACCTTTTATTGTTTTGATAATGACACCCATGTTCTTCTTTACAGGCTCAAAACCATCTTGTCCAATTACATCATTGAAACATTTCAAAATGTCTTCCCTAGTTGCTTCTACTGGTAAAAACTCTTTAAGAACTTTAAGTTGTGCTTCTTCTGCCTCAACTAAATCCATTCTATTAGCCTGTTTAAATTGCTCAATAGAATCCTCTCTTTGTTTTACCATTTTCTTGATGATTTGAATTTCTACTTCATCAGTAAATGGTTTATTAACATTTTCTTTCTGAGTTCTCCATAATAAGAAAGCAGCTTTAATTGCTCTTAAAGCCTCTTTTCTTACATTCTCATGAGACTTCATAGCCTCCATGATAAGTTTATCAATTTGATTATTTATCATTGCTCTGCTGCTTTAAAATTATATATAGGTTTAATAATATCTACAACATCTACAGTATCTTTGATACACTCCATGATTTCATCCATCGGTTTATATACCATAGGTGCTTCATCAATAGTATCTTTAGTTGCTGTAGTTGTATAAATACCTTTCATTGCTTCAATAAAGTCCTCTTCTTTAAGACTTTCTTTTGCTTTCTTTCTAGACATAAGTCTACCTGCTCCATGAGGTGCAGAATACAACCAATCAAGATTACCTTTACCTATACAGATAAGAGAACCATCTCTCATGTTAATAGGAATAATAAGCTTTTCTCCATTAAGTGCACTCACAGCACCTTTTCTAAGAATCTTATGTGGTAAATCAATATAATTATGAATAGTTGTAAAAGATTTATCATGTCCTTCTAAGAAATCAGAAAGAAGATTAGAAAGTCCTAAGAAATCAAGAATTCTAATAGCAATTGCTCTTCTATTACAAGAAGCATATCCTTGACATAATCTCATATCATTAAGATAATCCTCAAGGTCTTTACCTTCAAGATATGCCAATTCAGCATTGAAAGGTGATTGAGTTGCTTTAATTTGTGCAAGAGTAGCATTGATTTCAGACTGTCTTCCTTGTTCTTTAAGACTGTTAATAATTTCTATAAAATCAGTTCTCTTTGCTTTACAACTCTTTATAGCTTTTTCTTGATAATACTTACATACTCTTACACCAAGATTTCTACTACCAGTATGAATTACAAGAAATTTTTCATCATTTTCATTTATATCAACTTCAATAAAATGATTACCTCCTCCAAGACTACCAATAGACTTTAAAGCCATATCAGCATCTATAACTTCTTGACATTTAAATTGAGTAAGTGTACTAGGATGATAAAAACTTTTACCAAGAAACTGTTCATTGATATTGAATCCAGAAGGTATTTCAGTTTTAATGAAATTATCTAGAGCTGCTAAATCAATCTCAATATTACCTAAAGGAACAACCAACATTCCACATCCTATATCTACTCCAACTGTATTAGGTACAACTCTATCTTTAATACCTATTACAGTACCAATTGTACATCCTGCACCTGCATGACAATCAGGCATTATTCTTACAGGACATTCTCCATAAGCATCAGATAAAGACATGTTTTGAATTTGTAACATTGCCTCATCTTCAACTGTTTTTGCATATATTTTTACATTTTTCATAAACTTTAGAAAAAGAAGGTGGCAAGACTAGTTTCACAACCCATCTTGCCTAGAGTCACCGCGCAAACAAAAACACAATATTAACCATTGAATCACATAAGAAGTATATTTTAGGTGCTACTTAACACCAGATGTTGAGCATAACTTTCCCAGTGAAGGGATGCCTATGCTCGCAGAAGGTTTTAACTTTTAAACCTCCAAACTAGGATGCCGTTTCAAGTGTTTGCCCAAACACAGTAAAATAAAGTATATAAATACCTATGGTTATAGACTGCCATACTAGGTGCTCTGAGTCTCCATACTTTTATTCTAGCTTATTATGTAGTTTGTCTTAACCTAGTGAGCAAGGCTCTCTGACAAATAGCTTTTGCCTATTCTGTATCACTACAATGACCTCCTTAATTGTGGACTTATATCTATATAGATACCATCTTTTTTATATAGGGATGGAGAGACCTACTCTTGAGGAAAAACAAAAACTCTGCTAGGAAAAATCGTAGAAAAACTAACAGAGAAACAAAAACCTCAAGGACCAGTGGACCTACTGGGAGTCGAACCCAGGTCCAACAATATCAACTAATAGGAAACTTTACATGCTTAGTTCTTTTTAATGTGGTTACTTTACCCACAGGGGCTAATTGGTTTGGCAACTAGCCACTCCACCACTTCATTTATACTTTGAAGAAAGTTAAATGTGTCTTTCCACAATGTCAATTATTTTCTGTTTCCAGGTATAATTACCCAGGTTATGCCATAATAAGCTAGTTTACAGTTAAGTAAGCCTAAGCTTAGGCAACCAATCTAACAGGTCTTCTTCTGCTAGCATTTATTTTTTGTACCGTAATTTAGAGCAGTACTCTCTTTGCATGTTCCCATTAATCATATAATGCTGTCAAAACCAAATAGGCCCTAATAAGAAAGAGGATGAGGTATTAACTCCACCCTCTCCTATTGTAAAAAGGGGAGAAAAAGAGCAAAGTATTTTTCAGTTATTGGCAAACCATGACGCTAATTATAGAAGTAACTTTACACTGACATCCCCTATGGGAAAAGCAGGAGAAATAATATAGAGTGTTTAAGGATTTCTTTAGTGGAATTGAACCACCGACACTTTGCTTAGGAGGCAAATGCTCTATCCAGCTGAGCTAAAAGAAGTAACTCCATATTTGACAACCTGCTTTATAGTAAAAAGGAGGGAGAGAGGTAGAAAGGGATATAAAAGTTTCATCCTTGAGTTGAACAAGGTACCCCAAAATTACCAATTTTTGTGCTCTACCAAATGAGCTAATAAAACGAAGTAACCCTCTCTGTGACAACCCTCCTTAGATTAACCAAAAGTAATCATAGTATCAGGATATTCCTGGTACCATTCTTTTAATTCTTGAAACTCTTCATCTTTTAGAATAACATTATGTTCTTTACATCTTTGTACACAATCTGCTACACTGTAGCAAGGTTTTGCACTATAATCATGTATTCTAAAGATGTCACATATTCTTCTAGATAGATATTTATCAGCAATTTCTGAACTAGCATCTATGTAAACTTTACCATTCTTATATTTAAGACCCGTTACACTATGCAATTGTTCAGGTAACAAATTTGCTACATCTTCTAGACAATGACAATTTGTTTCAAGACTTTCAACAAGTAAAGAGTTTAAACCAATGAAGAAATCTCTATACTCTTGCCAAGTTTTTGTTTGTGCAAGCTTGATTTCTTCAAGTATACTCTTATCAGACCAACCTTTAAGTTCTGATAAAGATTTACATTCAGGATAAGTCTTATCTTTCCAATAAGCTCTATTATCATCCTTTTCATAAGATGTAAAATCTTTATTCCATTCCTCTTCAGTTGTTTCTTTATATAATTTTAACAGTAATCTAGCACCATCTACTATTCTGTTAAAATATTCTTCCTTTAATTCCTTTTGTTTTTGTTCAAGATAAACATAAAACCATGTATGACATCCCATATTAAAGAAATTTATATTCACCAAGTAGAAAAGCATTGAGAGTAATATCCCAATCATCCCATACTTCTATATGAGAATAACCTGATACTCTATCAATACAATTTACTTTAATTGTTTTCTTTTCTTCATCAACTTCTAGAGGTTCAAACACTAAATTACTAATAATGTTTGGATTTCTAAAAAGTTTATGAGATTTTAATTTTTCAATTATTTCCTTTTTCATATTGTTTTTGTTTTATGTGGCCCAGGAGTGACTCGAACACTCGACCCACAGCTTAGAAGGCTGTTGCTCTATCCAACTGAGCTACTGGGTCAGAGAGAAAGAGTGAGGAGCAGTTCTTATGGTATGCTTCCTCACTACAGTTCTCATGTTAGTTACCTAACTTACTTTACTTCAGGCATTTCCACCTTTGTTTCAGTAACAGGAGGATTAGTAGTACTAGGACTAGAGCCCAAGAACAGACTCTTAACTTTGTCTTTCAATCCTACATTAAATCCATCCATCATAGGAGCAAAGTTCTTAATCATACTCTGCATGAATTGTGCACCTGTGTTGGCATCACCATACACATTTACATTACCAAGCTGAATATGCTCAAGAGCCTTAACTTGCTGTCCTACAATACCTTCATACTTGTCAGTCATCATGTACTGAACAACTACATCAGGATTACCACCTGCTGTTTGAACCATCTTCTCAAATGCGAGAGCTGGTGCAAGTGCAATAGCTTGTTGCTGTTCTGCTTCAGCCATAAGAGATGCTCTCTTACCTTCTGCTTCAGCAAGTAAAACTTTTCTTTTACCTTCAGCCTCAGCTAACTGTTTAATCTTGATTGCTTCAGCTTGAGCCTCAGCTTCTTTCAAGATTTGTGCAGCTTTTGCTTCTGCTTCAAGTACTGCTACTTGTTTTACTTTCTCAGCTTCAATGACAGCTTTTTCTTTTGCTTTCTGAGTAGGAACAATCATTGTTGCCTGCATTTCAGCCTCTTTGGCTTTTGCAGTAGTCTCATTGACCTTAATTCTTTGTTCCTGCTCTTTCTGAGCAACTGCCATTTCAGCCTCAACTTTGGCCATGCCTGTTATTTTTTGTGCATCAGCTTCTGCTTTACCAGCTTCAGCTTTTGCTTTGGCTACATCAATAGTAGCCATTTGCTCTGCTACACCTGCTTTCTTAGAAGCTTCAGCAGCTACTTGTCTTTTATTAGACTCATACTCTGCAATCTTTGCCTCTTTCTCTTGTGTAGCTTCTGCAACAGCAGATTCTTTTGCTTGCTCAGCAGCTGCGGCTTTTGCTGCTGCTTCTGCCTTTGCTTTAGCAATGTTAATCTGCTTAATAGATTCCTGTGCTGCCTGCTCAGATTGTGCTTTCTGCTCTGCTTTAGCAACAGCAATAGCTTGTTCTGATTGGGCAATTGCAACACCTTCTGCTTTAGCTCTAGCAGCCTCAGCAAGTTGAATATCCTGTTCTTTGTTTACCTCAGCAACAGTTACTCTTTCTTCTTGCTTAGTCTTTGCTACAGTTGTAGCTTTCTCCTTTTCAGCAGCAGCTACTTGGATTTCTTTCTCCTTTTGGGTGTTAGCAATCTTTACCTGACCTTGTTTCTCCTGTTCTGCAATGTCAGCCTCAGCCTGTGCTTGTGCTTGAGTTGCAGCTTTCTTACCAAGATTGTTGATGTAGTTAGCATTATCTGAAATGTCAGCTACATTGATGTTAATGATAGTGAAACCTACTTTGTTCAGTTCTACCTCAATTCTTTTCTTGGCCTCATCCAGGAATTTATTTCTGTCAGCATTGATTTCCTCAATGGTCATTGTAGCCATCAAGGAACGAACCTCACCAATGATAATATCTTCCAACTGATTATCCATCTGTTGAACAGAAGAACTCAAGAATCTACTAGCAGCATTCTGCATGAGATTATCAGTTGTACCAATACCAGTGGTAAGAGTTACAGGAATAGTAACCTTAATATTCTGTGAAGAAAGACCAGTAACAGTAGGTTGAATCTTATGAGGTGTCAACTGCATCATCCTATAATCTTGGATTACAGGCCATACAAATGTACCACCACCATGAATAATTTTAGAAGGTAAGATTGTTTCAATCTTCTCTCCATTTACCATTACTTCTTTCTTACCAGCCTTACCAAAGACTACTAAAATTTCATCACTAGGACATCTCCGATACCTGGACAGAAGCCAGATAGCAGATATGACTAGGACTACTAAAATCACTGCAATTACAGCAAAAATTGTCCAATTCATACTTGTTTGATTTTATTATTGAATAATGTACATTCCATTAACATAGTCAGCAATTACTACTTTGTCTCCAGGTGAAAATTTCTTACAGGCTTTTGCCATATATTCTCTACCATCAACCAGACCAATGTAATAATTAGAGTCAGCTGATACAACTGTAACTATTGCTTCTGAGCCAATAAGGTCTTTACCTGTTAGTTGAGTAGGTTTACTTTCCAACTTTAACATGCTCTTACCAAGATAGTAAAGAGATAAGAAGAAACAGATACCAAAGCCTAAGGCAATTAGGTAATCATACCAGACAAGAGTTCCTCTGTTGTAACCCATAACTGATAACCAACCACCAAATCCCATAAGGAAATGAATAAGACCTTTAAATGATAGAATGTCTGACCATCCTATATCAGCAGTACCATCTGCATCAAAATCTATATCCACATCTGCATCAGCTCCAAGAAGAGCTAACAAAAACTGAATTAGAAAAATAGCATAAACAGTACCAGTTAGTGCATAATACCAAGTCATTTGTATTTAATTTTACAGATTAACCAAGCAATACATTTCACAATAAAATCCCAGATAACTACTAAAGCTATCAACAACAAGAATTCTGCCCAAAAATCATGGCAATTATAGTCAAATAATAGACCCATTAAACCAGAAAATATGGCACAGATAACTAGAAGAATCCCAGTATGTAATGGGGTAATTACCTCATAAATACTTTGTGGGAAATTCTTAACTTTTTCATGAACTTGTAGTACAATTATTCCTATAAAGAAGATTATAAGAAGAATTACTACAATACAAGCAAGCAAATTACTCATATTTTTAATTGTTTTTAAATTAAGTGGGGAGACCTGGACTCGAACCAGGAGAATCTTTTTTCCAATAAAAAGCGTGTATAACCATAGAAGTAACTCTCATGTTGACAATCCCTTTCAGGAAGAAATACATAAGAGGTTGTTCAAAAATTTCACCATCTCCCCAGTTTAGTAATAAGAGAGAATCCTTGACTGATTCTTTTTTTAAAATATATGCTACAATCCAAAAGACAGTCATTCACTCTCTTTGTCAAGTTAGAACTCTTATTACTCAGTTGTTATTTACTTTGAAGGCACAATACCACCAGTGTGACAGAGATAACCATGTTGACCATTAGCTATTCTAGCTTTAGTCATTTTTCTACAGTTAGCTCTCCTAGGCATATTCAAACCTGCTCTTCTACCACGGCGATTTTTAGCCTTGATGTCATAAATTGTAAAACTCATAATTTTTTGATTTTTAAGTTATTTGACTCTAATTACAAAAATTCCTCCTGTACCATTGTAACAGTTATAGAAAGCATGATAAACACAAGTATCTATCTTTACTTCTTCTACCTCAACTCTGCTACCAGAAGCAACTCTTTGTGATGTTCCTCTTAATTTAGGACCAAATGCACACAAAATTAGTCCAAGAACACAAATTGCACAAATAATAATCTTTTTCATTGTTGTTTAATTTTTTAGAGATTAGGGCCAAACTCAATTGACCCTAACCACCCAGAAAGAACTCTTGGCTTTCTTGCCTGTAATTTGACAAATTTTTGACATTGTATGGGAAGAAGCCCATAGCAGAGTCGAACTGCTCTTATTAGGATGAAAACCTACCTTCCTAACCGATAGAAGAATGGGCCATCCAGGGTTAGTACCCCCAGAATTCTCTTATTTTCTGAGATTCTTCTTTAATGTCATTTTTGCCACTACACATAAAGTATAAGAAACAATCTTCTTCATGACAGTGAGTTAGTCCTCTATCTAATATATCACTCCAACAACAAGTGGAGAATATACAGAAGATTAACCAAATAACACTCCAGATAATAAAGAGAATATTGCCAAAAATAATCCAGCCATTACATCCATAATATTTATGTTCTTCTGTGATTTTCCTAAGTTTATACCTATCATAACCATCAGGTTCATCTACATAGTCTACAGACTCCTTGACAGTTCTTCCTTTAGGTGTTTTATAGGAAAATTCATAGGAAATGTTCTTTCTACCTGTTGGATTACCATCAATAAATCTATCTTGTTCAGTCTTAACAACTTTACTACAGATAGTTCCTTTTTCTTTGTAAATCCAAGTAGGTTTCCAGATAAGTACATTAAGAACAATAAATAATATGAAAAGACCCCAATTTATGAATTGCCTTATCATTTTATCATCTCTTTTGCATATTCAAGAATATAGTTAATTGCTCCATATTCAGGATTGATGATACCCATAAACATTGTGTTATAATCTACACAAGAAAGAGTAATAGCACCAACAACTAAGAGACTAATTGGATAAAGACACTGCCACTTAATCTTTTCAGCAGTCTTAAAGTATTTCTCTGTCTTTATCCAACCAACTATTACCAAGATAAGACCAATTATAAATGGTATGAGTTGTACAAGTCCTTCAACTACATATTTCTTTACCAAAACTGTGTAAAGATGTTCTGCTGCTACTCCAAGGCCTTTAGCAATAGAAATAACAGCTGCTTTTACCTCTGGATAGAGGTCCTTAGCAAAATCCTTACCATCCTCATAAAGAGTTGTAGTTACAGACTTAGCATCATTATAAACTGTACCAACTACAGTGTTTACATCTTGATGAACTGTACTAACAGCATCAACAAAATTTCCTGATGCTTCCTTGACAATCTCAGCATCGTTTGTCTTTGCAAATAGTGTAATGCTTAACAAGCATACAACTAATAGTGAAATAAACTTTTTCATTTCTTTTTCTTTTGTTTTTGTTCATCCAACTCATAGATATATGAGTATACTTTTTCTAGAAGAGAAGGATACCACATAGGAAAACATGGTGAGATAGAATCATTAAAGAGATACTCATCAATGTATTCCATACTACTCTTCTCAAGATAATCATCTGTGACATCTCCACCACCTGCTATCCAAACAAATGGTACAAGTATGTACCTAAGAATAGAGTAAATACCACAGATTAGACATGTAATCAACCAAATAGGAAATAATACAATTCCTAGGATTACAAAAAGAAGTCTTAACAAGATTAACATATGTTTTTGAAAAATTAGTTACTTAAAACTACAAACTATCCACTCGCATCCCACCAGTTTGTTTATTGAAACTATTCAGTACAAATGAATTCCTACACCAAACCTTTTGAGTCTAGTATTCTCCTGATTCACTTCAATATCACCTGCCTAAGCCTTGTCCGATAGTTTGTAATTTGTTTTAAATCAATGACTTTGCAATTCCTAACAAATCTTTGAAGCAATTTATAAAGTCCACTGCCATTTCTTCTGTTGGAAAAGATAAAGCTCTTGAATTAGAATAAAAGTAGCTAACTTTTAATTCACATTCAAAGATAATACACCATTTCTTTGTATCAGGATTTTTCCAATTAGGCTCCCAATTACCAATCCAGTCTTCTCTCACAGACATGAGTTGCATCATGGCAATAAATGGAGCACCATACTTAGTTGGAACAATTGCTTTACCTCTGTGATGTAATCCAGTTGCTTGAATACCACCAACTATATTCCAATCAATTCCTATACCATCAAATCCAGTGTTTAACCTCAAATACTCTTCCCAACTTCTTGGTTTAGTATCCTTCTTCTTAAACACTATTTTCTCTTGCTTAGCACTTTCTTGCCAATCAATTTCTTGTCCTTCAGGAATTGTAATTTTTAATTCTTTTGTTTCCATACTATTTCATAAGTCTTAATAGTATCATTATTTCTAATGTGAATACTCTCCTGATAAATTGCTTTACCATCAAGAACATCTTGTTTAGTAGGAATAGGTTTATCAGTAATAATCACCACACCAGGAGAAGTAAACATAATGCCTAACAGTATTGGAAGAAATCCATTTCTTTCTCCTTTACAAATGACATATATTCCAATACCGATAAGAATTAGTGATAAAAGAATAATAAGTCCTCCACAGATATATTGTGCTATTATCATATTCCTAAAGGTTCTAATGCAAGTTTAACAGTTTCCTCTCCAAGGATTTTTATTGCTTGTTGTGCAAGTTCAAAGGACTTGAATATTACATTACTATTTTGACTACAATTATTTATTTTAAATGTACCTATGTAATTTTTATCTGGAGTTGTGAATAAAATCCAGGCATCATAGTGACCTTCACTGGTATATGATGGCTTCCATCCATTATTTAGATACTTTGCAACATTAGCAAGCATATTTTTTGCAAGAATACACTCAAGTTGATGATAGGAAGTTGAATTATTTGCTGCATTAGCTAAATATTCTTTGGAAGTAGGAGAACTACTTTGAATCACTCCAGTATTGTTTGTAAAGAAAAATTCTTTATACTTAAACAATTTCTCACAAATATCCTTATAAGTCAACTGCTTATCTTTCAGAATAATCCTATTTTGTTTTTCAGATTCTTTCCAGTCAATCTCTTTTCCTTCTGGAATCTCAATTTCAAGTGTATTCATATTATTTATTGCTTTTGATAACATTTGTGAAAACTCAAAATCTTTTCTGCAATATTCTAGCATTTCCAAATCTATTGTTCGATATTTGGGTATAAAATCTACAATAGTATAGTTTCTAGCAAATATAGAGTTAGGAATACCATTTACTGTATATAAAGGAGAAAATCCTTTTAACCAATAACAATAAATAGCTCTTTTTCCTTCTTTTTTACAGAGTCTACTACTATTAACTCTAAATCCATTTTTAAGTACAAAATTCCCCTCTAATTTACCAGCAAGTACATCTTCAAATAACTGTTTGTTGATTTCCATATTATTCAAGATTGTATTTGTCAATATTTTCTAATGTCAACTCTTGTGATTTGCTTAACATCCAATGCATACCATCATAAAACAATTCTTTGAATGTTTCATAATCAAGCATATTCATTCTAAATATTGGATGTCCTGTTCTTTGGTCAATTTTACAAAAACCTTTTGCTTGAACAGGAGCAAAATTTGTTGCATTCAAATAAGCTAGCACAAAATAATATGCATCACTCATTACAATTTTATCTTTAATTGCTTTCATTTGTTTCTGTTTTTAGTTGCGGCAACAGGAGTCCAACCTGCTATCCAGAGGTTATGAGCCTCTGATGGTTTTTGCCTAATGATTAGTTAAGCTTATGCGTTCCACTCTGCCACTGTAAATATCAACAATGTTTCTGTTAGCCTTATCACTTTTCCCTATTAGTATCTCAGCCTTGTTTCTGTTATGTTGATAGTTCTCCATCCTGGACTTGAACCAGGGACCTCTACATTATGAGTGTATTGCTACTGGACCAACTGAGCTAATGGAGAGTATAATATCTTCAAGTATAGGAGATTCCCACATCTCTCCTATACTGTTTTCAAAGCGTGTAATAGTGGTTTGCTACATGAATAGGGCAATTACTCCTATTTATTCTTTGAGAAGATATAATTTTTAAGTAAAAATAATGTAATCCTACACAGTTGCGCAATTCCCAACTTCTTTCCTAATGATATATTATCCTTTTAGTAAAGGATTTTTATATCCCTAACCTTCTTGTATTACTACAATTTCCTACCTCGGATTACAAAATTGATAGTCTTTCCTATCAGCCATCTGTTTTTAAGGTCGCCCAACCTACAAATTACAGAAAGATAAAACTAATCTAATAAAATTAAAACTTTAATTTGCTTGGTTATATAAGTTCCCATTTACTATCCCACAACAATCATAGGGTTGTCATAGTTTTAACTGATAGACAAAATTAAAGTTATAAAAAATTGAGAGCCTAGAATTTCATCTCTCTTGGTGTCTTTTTTCCACTATTCCTCTACACACTTTGTACAATTTACTAACGACCAACTGTCAAGGGGTTTATTTAAGTTGTATGTCCTTCAACTTGGTTAATAAGGATATAAGACTCTATTATTGAGGATTCTCACCACCTTGGCCTTCATGACAGTCTTGACTAATCTAGTAATCACTCTGCAATATCCTTATATATTTTTATAGTTGTATCTTTCAACTATTGACTCCACGATAAAGAAACTTATAAGTTTTACTAGTATTCTTATAAGAAGTAAACAATCTCTCGTGGACAGGAGGGAGTTAACCATGCATGTCTTACTTTTTAATGGTTTTTAAAGTTATTTTCCTTTAACTATAATAAAAAGGTCTGAATTTTTAATTTAAATAAAAACCTACTCACATCTTTGTAGATTTGTGTCAAGAATTGTGACTAGAAGTATCTTGACTAATTGCCTATGAAGTTGGTTCTTACCCAAACATCTTCCTTCATTACCATAATATAGATTAGAGTCTACAATGGATATTCATAGGACTTTAATTGAGAAAAGGGACAGTTTTAAACAGACTGTAAACTGTTATGGTAAAGAGGCTTATAAACTTTGAGCTCTAGAAACTCAGCAAAACTCATACCTCATATCTCTATTTACTTTCCTTGAGCTAAATTAGAGATGTTTTTACTAGTTAATGCTACAAACACTAGTCATTATATACTAGTCACCCTAGTAACATTTACTCCATAATGTCCTACTCAATAATCCTTATTTGCAACTAAGAATTACCTTCCAAACAAAACTTTGTATAAGGCTGTGGTCTTTCCCACATGTCAGATTGTCCTCATTGTTGGACAACCTTAAGAAGATTTGTAGAGAACTACAAATAAAGGTGACAGTCACTACTCAAACTGTCCCATACCTTAACTCCAGACAGTAAGGTAATTCTGAGAGAGGGGAACCTGGCAACTCTCTCAAGTAGTTTTTAGTAAAAGGAAACCTACACTTTCATCCACAACCTCGACCTTAGAATGCTGCTTTAGCTTTAAGCTAGCATACAACCTCAGCTTCCTTGACACCCTTCTATTGTTCTGAAGGGATAGTTATATCTCCCAAAAGTTGACTATGACAACATGAGAATAGTTTTTTCTTAACTCTTTCTCAAAATATTCTGCTAAATGTCCTTTTGATGGTCCATACTGTAGAAGAGGTATAGTGCCACTTAAAGTAGTACTACCAAATCCCATAAAACCATCTCTGTTAAAAGCATAAGAGACATAATAACTTTTATCATATTCAGGATGCTTCTTTAAGAAAGAAGTTTTCTGTATGAGAGATAATTCCTTAAAAATTTCATAGTCTGTTTTCATAGAGCTCACATTTTCAACCAAGAAAACATGAGCAAAGAGTCTTGGCTTCTTCAACTCTAATGGTGCCAACGGCCACAACTGCACTTTGAGATGTTTAGAACACCTAATCCAAGAGGAATTGGCTTTGTGTCACCTCTTTATACTCCTACTGCCAAATTGAGCTTTGAGACATTAAGATGCCTAGCTTTTGACAGTAGTTAAAACAATGGCATTATAGCATTTTCCTAACTTATCTCTTCCTTTACCTTTATTGGTGTTGACATCCTGAATTCTAGTACCTACAACAGGTTCATGCATCTCAGTAGGCCAATTACCAGTAAAGATAAATATCTCTTCATCATCTGCATAATGAGAGAGAAGTTTTTGTAGTTGCTTGTTTGTCATTACTTAATACTCCCAGGTTTAGTAAACTTAAAAGCTTTCTTTGCTACACCTGCACCTGCTGCACTATTAGGATGCAGCTCATAAAAAGCCTGCCTTGCTGCAAGCTTCTCAAGTTTCTTTTTGTATTTCATACTAGCACTCAATTATTTGGTCTAACTTTGTTTCTGTGGCTATATTTACTACATCCTGTATAGGTATAGCATCAAAGTCACAAACTGTCTTAATTGGTATAACAAAAGAACCTATCTCCACACAAGTAGAGACTTTCTTAACTGAACCATCTTTAAGAGTAAAAAGAATATTGTGTTGTAAAATCATAATAAACAAGTTAGAACCTCCATCAACCCAGTTTTCAGCTGCACATCAGGAGGTTTGAAACTGCCCAAGCTTACCACTTTTGGCAGGAATGTATACTTAACTTGGGGGTAAGTGTACATTGGTTATGCCTGCACTAGAAAGGAGAAGTAGAACCAACTACTTCTCCCTGGGGGTGGCTATGTAAGTTTTCAGTGTAATAATGACCAATAACAATAACAAGTACAAAAGCAAGGAATATCTACAAAAGCAAGAGCAAAGAAAAAGATTCTTTATTGATATTCCTTTGAAAAACACTTTGGTAAACCCAAAGCTCATGATAGCCCCGAGACCAGTCCTCCTAAAAAGACATCAGGGCTGAATAACTTGCAGTTATGATAAAACAGTGTTATTAGTAATACAGATACACTTACTTACTTACATATACAGTAATTCCTCTGGCAATCCAGAATGTTACTTACCAAGTCCCTGAATCTCTTTGTAGATACCTGCAAGAGCCTCAGGAACAACTATCTTAAGGTCTGCTATGTGCTGACCCTCAGATGTCTTCCAAGCAGTATATTCAGCATAAGCCTTATCAAAAGCTTTAGAATACTCAGAATATGCCTTAGCAAACTCATTGTCTTTCTTAGCTTTGTCTGCTTCTACAGCAGAAGTAATCTCATGCTGATACTGGTTAAACTTAGCCTGATGTTCCCTTTGAGAACCCTGGAGTTCAAAGAACTTCTTATCCACTTCTTCAAGTGAATAAACAGGGTTATAGGTAATAACAGTAATATCCTGACCAGTACCTTCTACCTCAATAGGATTAGCAATGACATCAGTAAGATGCTTTCTAGCACTACTATACTGACCAGCAGGATGTACAAATTCACCAATTACAGATGCATAAGTCTGAGCTTGGAGATAAGCATTAAGCTTATTGATGTCCCAAGACTTAATAACCTGTGCTTCAGTAAGATAAGCTTCCCTAACAGGTCTAGTAAGTTCTACCTTATTAGCCACACACCAAGCATCAAAATCCATGATGTTGTTAGAAGCATCAGTCTTCTCTTTAAGTGCTTCTCTTAACCAAGCAATAAGCTGGGTAGCAAGAGCAATCTTATCAAGAACAACACTAATACTAGTAAACTGCTCTCTTGGAGTAGCAACACCAGTCTCATAAGAGTTACCTCCTGCTTGTGTAGTCTTACCTACAAAGCAAAGATTGTTAAGATACATCTTCTGAGATTGGATAAACTCCTTAGCAAGATTAGCAGTGTGATTAGCACTGGTACTAGTCAAACCAGTTTGTCCAAAAAATTGTTCTCTCATTGTAGTTTATATACTTTTTAGTAATATAGATTCTGTGAGCACATATCTGTTTTGTTTGTGAGTCTAACCCCACTCTCACCAAAGGAGTATATGAAGGACTTGAACCTCCGACCGCTACATCTCTGTAGTGCTCTACCAACTGAGCTAATATACTCTGTTTTTATACATCCTATAATACCCTAAATCTTAAAGGATGTCGGTTTCCAGTCTGTTAGGGCAGCCAAAACCTAAACTAATCAACTGTTTTGTAAGTTCAATAATAGGATAAAAACAGCCTCGGATAGTCTAATCCAAAATCTCCTATCAAGTGTAAGTCCTTGCCTACTTATCACAAGCAAGCAAGTTCAATCAAAATGGCTACATTGAATGAAAAAAGAAAGGTGTGCCTAAACCAATAGACACACCCCTAACAAGCTCTAGTTAAACTAGAACTAGAATCATAGGTCCAAATATAGAACATGATACCAAAGCTACCAAAAGTAATATCATATCCCAATAAGAGAGGTGAATTACTTTAGCACCATTAGTACTGAAAATACTTGTACCAATAAGATGGAAAAATACCTTGTAATCTCCAATCTCTATAATAGTATTATAATGAGTACAACCCAAAACAATACATAAGAAGATTAAGAGAAGAAAGGCAATAATGCACAAGATTACACCAAGACTAAACATGACTATTCACAATTTGAATATTCTTGAGTTCTAATAACCTTTCCATTACCCATAGAAGACCAATAAGTCTTCTTATAAGCAAATCTTCCAGGCCTGCCAGTCTTAACACAATGTTCAAGAACTGTACCTTTGGGCATAGTAGACATATACCCAATAGGATTAACAGGCATAGCAACTTTCTGGTTTATTCTGCCATGTCTACAAAGCAGAGTACTTCCAGTTGCCATTAGTCAATCATCTCATAAGTGTAAGACTTACCTCCAAGGGAAGAGGAAATTTGTTCCAAATGGAACTCAAGCCTCTGCTTCGGCTCTAACTTGTTCCACCAAACTCTCTTGGCTGCTTGTTGCTTGGTCTCAAATTTCTCCTTTGGTACAGGAGCAATATAAGCCCGATAATTCTCCTCAGAAATTCTGACCTTCTGAATACACTGAGTCTGAGGTCTCTCATTGTACTTCTCCTGAGAGTGATAATACCCTTTAGGAAGTGGTCCTTTACCAAGCCACATAGGTGACTTCTTCATTCGGTTCTTTTCTTTCTTAGAACCTGCATTGCTCACTGCTCCAGTGAGGCCTCCCTCCAAGTTAATGGTCAGAAGGACTTTAGTAATTTGTGACATATAAAAATGTGTACTCAGGCTGTTAAACCTAAGTTTGAAATATTCAAAAGAGAAAAATACTGGAAAAACCTACAAAAGAAGAGAAAAACAACCAATTTGAAATTTTCAAAATTCTTAAACCCACCTAAACATATCTAAAAAGACTATAATTTTAATAGGAAATAATTTTTCTGATTCCAAACTGCCCCGAGTTGGACCCTGCCTGAGAGATGAAAAAGAGAAAGTTGAAAGGTTGTAATGTGTTATGTATCAGTCAGTTACACACTTTACCTCACATACAACTTTAACAAAGTCAAGCTTTATTAACAATTTCCCATAATCAGAGGCTTTTGCATGTACAACTCCTTTTTCAATTCTTCAATAGTCTGTTGTTGTTGTTTAACAGCTTCTAAGAGCTTATCATAATCAGCTTTATCAACCTTAGTATTTTCCAAATTCTCAAGTCTAGAATCAGTTTCTATGAATTTAAGAGCTACAATATTAAAAGCTTCATCATAATTATAGATTCTTTCTTGTTTCTCTAAACCTGTTATATTATCTCTTTTTTCTAAAGGAACTATTGTTAAGATATTTTTCTTAATTAAGGATTGTTCTCTTTGCATAAGTGTAGGTACAGATAAATTTATTTTTTGTGCTAATACTTCTGTATTATAGCTTATCTTACCTGTGTGCAAATCTGGATTTTTAAACATAAATTGTTGTGTAGAAATCCAATATGCTTTCTCTTTAGCAGTGAGAGCATCATTATAAAGAAACTCTCTAGAAAATATCTCAAATTTCTTGTTTTGATTAAAAGTATAAATATTTGGTTTACCAAAAGTTTTTCTTATATGCAAATAATGAGCTTGTTCAAGTCTGTTAATTGCATTTAAGATTGTAGGTTTACTTAACTTACTTTTAGACATCAAATATTCAATACTTGGAAATGACTCTCCTGTTTCTGCATTCTTACAATCTGCAATAAGTGCATATACATAAGGGTCAATGTTGTTCAAACCTTCTTCTTTAAGAGAAGGAATACTTGGAACCTAAACATGTTGCTTACTTTCTTCCATAATATTATAGTATTTAAAATATACTGCAAAGGTAATACATTTTTACAAAAGAAAAAAGCCAGAGTAAATAATGTTAAATTAAGCTCCTCATTATCAAATAAGCAGTCAGTTTTTAAAATAAACTTTACTAGTTTCTTTACCACCTAAAATTTCTTTACTGGTTACCTAAAAAAATAATACTGCTTACCTAAAAATTTTTTACTGGTTGTCTAAAATTTCTTTACTCTAACTATACTTACCTAAACTTATAGAACTAAACTTAATAGAGAAAATAAAAAAAGAGATTCCAGCCAAGTGCCAACCAGCCCATTCCATTACACTGAGATGAGACCTCAAAAACCAATCTTGGGTGCTCTATCTTCACAGACAGAAACACCCTTGCACCTTAAATAACCATCATGAACAAACCTAGAAAGTACAGATTAAACCAATAACCTGTACCTATATGTCTAACCTTCCTCATCTTCTGTACATAAGATAGCACCAATAACAACTTTACCTTTTAACAAGATGTAGTAATACCTGTTGTCTTGTAGTGTGGGTAAAATATATGGCTGTACTCCTAGTATCTCAGAAGTCTTACCTAAGGTTGGACTAATACTTGATTTCTCCCCATAAGGAAGTTGAGGTAGGAGAGTAAAGGCACAACCACAATGGTGGAATGCCTTTACAGTCCTAAGTGTCCTCATTAGTGCTTAATCAAGTTAGCACCTGTGGAAATGCCCTTCTTAACAGGCTCCTCAGCAGTGCGATAGTGTTTAGCACCATTCTCATCCTCATAGATGGTAGAACCATCCTGGAAGACAGTGTTGAATGCATCAACCTCCTGGTCAATCTTCAACTTGAAGTTGAATGGGAAGTTGCGACCAACAGTCTTACCTTCCTCATTCTTAACCTCCTCAAATTGAGCACCAAACAGTGCAGCAAAGCGAGGCTTGCGAGGAGCAGTGGTCAGAGCATTCTTCTCCATAATCAGAGAACCTGTCAGAGTGTTGTAAGCAACAACCTGAGTTCTGCTGACACCTGCTTTGTTGGTAATCTTGCAGACTACACCAATCACAGTACGAGTCTCACCATTGATTTCTACATCATTGGCAACCATTGCAGTGTCAAGAGACTCAATAGTATCTCCCTCAGCAAAAGACTGAGGCATAAATGCCTGATTCAGGTTCTTGGAACCATCATCAATTTTGTAGCCCATAGCAGCCAACTTGGCCTCAGAGGCTTTCAGTTCATCTAATTTCATATTAAAACTAGTTTAAAAAGGTAAATAATTAGAACAGCCCAATGCGGACACTGTTCAGTTAACTAAATAAATAAGTGCCTATGCCCCCAATCAAGGAAGCATAGGCTCAGAGATTATGGCAGAATCATCTCTGCCACACTCTCAAATATCTCTGCATTGTGTGTCTCTGCTGCTCTAAGCACCAAAGCATACTGCTCCTCTTGTAAGTGCACAATAGTGTGCAACTTCTTCAAAGAGCGTGCAGGATTTAACTCTCCCTTCAATGCCATATCTATGGCCATAACCTTTAAGGTAGCAAGGTTAGAGTTGTAGTCAAAACGCTTTGTGGGATTAACCACAAAGATAAGTCTAGTAGAGTCAGTGCAAATAATGCAGTCTCCACTGTGAATGCCAATGAGTCTCATAATGGTTTTATTTTGGATTGTAAAATTAAAAGAGGATTCAGTTTTGGGTTTTCCTCCGTTGAGGGGAGGGGGCCGATTACCATACACTTTGCACATCTAATTCATATATACAATTTTAAATCTTGTATATTTTTGCTCACAATCTTGCACAAAAACACCTCTTTTTGCTCATTCTTTTACACCTTATTATATATACATGTGCACACACATGTTTGAGGGCTACTTATACTTCTTTTACTAAAAGATGAGATTAACAGTCTTATTTATCAATGAGAAGCTTATTTTATTATTTATTATTTTGACTTTTTCTTTTACTCTTTTTATAGTACTTTTGTACCCAAATTTTATATTATATGGAATTTATAAC